GCCTTTTTGATAGGGATGGTGACTTTTGTATAGGGCGCAATGTTGACTTGTTGCACCATGCCTTGAATACCGCCATACTTGTCAATTATCCATTCGGAGAAGGTGTCCTGGCTGCGGATACCCCACTTGCGCCAGCCAATCTTGCCATCATTGTATTTAGAGTTGTAGATGGGGTCGTCGCTGTCTCCGCCACGCATCTTGAAACAAACTTCCATAAAACAGAAGCCGTAGGGCAACATGGTAAGGATTTCGCTCAGGGTATCTGACCAGGTGAAGCTCATGTCATTCAGGCACTCTTCCACATAGGTTGCCTGCTTTACGGCAATGGCGTTTTTCAGTTCGGCGGGCTTCACCTGCCAGGACACCTGACGCATGAGCATTTCAATGGCAAAGAGGACGGCCCCCACAATCGGGTCGTCCATCATCTCTCGCACCACCTTGTACCAGCGGTCGCCTTGAAGTTCCCGCAGATACTCTTCTGTGACAACCCCGCCCTGGCGTTGCAGGCCAGTGACGCCTAATTCTCTCATGTCAGGCATAAACCATCTCCTTAAAGTTGTCCATTCCCACGCCACTTGCTCTTACCCAATATAGATTGCGGCACAACCAGCACCGGGGGCATGTAGGTGTTGACGGCTGACCAGGCCATAGCCAGGGACATTACGGTATCGTCGTGTGCGTTAGAAGGAGCCGAGTACTTCCACGCCCCGCTACCCGTCTGCTTCATCTCGTAGCTTTGCAACTCGCCAATCAGTATATCATCGTTCAGGATTTTCAACGTTTGTTGTTCCAGGCCCAGTGACAGGCCCTTTATGATGGCGTCCTTGCTGGCCAGGGTGGTGTCGAAGGGGGTGATGGGATAGCCCTGGTCTCTCAGGGTGGTGATAATCGGGTCGCCAATCGAATTGCGCTCGGCTATCGTGACGATAGGGTGAAAGCGTTCCCAGGTTTGCTTGAAGCGCATCACCTGGAAACTGTAGTCTATCTGATTGAACCGGTCCATGTAGACAAGTTCATAGGTTGTGGTATCTATTATTGTAAAGCAAGTGAAGTCATTAACCCTGGCCCAATCGATTCCGCAGACATACACATGTCCCTCGATGGCCCGTTCCTGGGGGATGGCGGTAGCGGCTGCCATGACGCCCCTGAACACGCTACCGGCGTCGTCGATGACCAGGGCCAGGTATTCCTGGTTGAAGATACGCTCCGGGGTGTTATCCCTTACCTCGTCAATCGCCTTGGGGTTGATGAACGGATTATCGTAGGTGGTGAAGTGCCAGGTCTTCCATCCGTCCCGGCTTTTTGCCTTTTCGTACAGGTAGGAACCCCAATTCCTGCCCTTGGGCACGCCGGTGAACATCACCCAGCCACCGTAGTCAAGCAGGGTGCCTTCCAGGTATTCAGTCCAAATCAACTCAGGCATGAGGGTGAACTCATCCACCACGGCCCCCATGATGCTCTCGCCAGCCAGGGATTCTGGCCTTTCCGCCGTACGCATCCAAATCTCGCTACCATTTGGCAGGCGAATCTCGAAGTTACTGCGATTGATCATCTTCCTGGGCTGTTCCCCGCTGGCCTTGATAGCCTGGGTGCATAAATCGTTCAAAAGCCGCCACGCCCGCTTCATGGAGGCGGACTTCCAGGACAAGCCCACCCACCAATACATGCCAGGCCGCATGGACTGCGCCCGCAGCAGGCGCTGTACGGAGGCTTCAGTGTTGTGGACAATAAAGCCCTCGGCAATGAAGTTATGATTATCTGCAACAGTGATGTCCCAGGTTTGGGTGTCATAGCACGAAATGAGACTTCTGATGGGCACCAAGACGGGCGTGCGCCAATCGTTGTCCATGACCGTGTAAACTTGGGAATTTATGGTCAAGTCGCCAGCTTCTATCCAGCCGTCTTCGCTTAGAAATGGGTGATTCAACGTGCAAAGCAAGTCGTGATGGCCGGTTTTGACTTCAACAATCGCTTTGCGGCCATTGTTCATTACAGCTACAACGGATTTATCCTCCATTTGGCGGGTTTCCAGATTGAAACTCAGCACCAAGTCGCCAACCACTATGTCCTCAACCATTTTCAGCGTGCCGTCCGCCATGTAGACACGTTGCCACCCCGGTAAGCACTTTCCCCACCGTCTGCCCCCCAGCACAACCCCGCTACCCGGCCATTCTATCATTTCTCGCTGCCCAGGGCTGTGGGGAGGGGGGAGTTGGATGATGCGCTTGTCCGTTGGCAGTTCGGGCGGGTCGATAATAGCCCAAGGATCGTCAATATCGTATTCCATCTCCTTGTCCATGCGCCGCTGGGCGGCACTCATGGTGGCCGTATCGATTTCTATCTTGCTCTTTCCACTTGCCACAAAGCGCTCCTGAACACGAAAAAGCCCGCTGGTTGGGGCCAGCGGGCCTCGCCCTCACCTACGGGCTAGTGTATCACGGATTGTTATGGAAATCAATCCCCATCCCCAAACACAGACGGCAACTCATACCCCGCCATCGTAAGAATGCGCACCACGTCCACCAGCACATGGGGCTGGAAGAGCAGGCAAGCCTGGGTGCGCTGGATGGGCGACAAGGCCGCCACCTGCCCCCACTCTTCCTCGGTGTGAAAGCGCACGGTCATGGGCTTGCTGAACCCGTCAGCCTCCTTGCGTCCCTGTCCTCGATCCCCAAAGGGGCGGGGGGCGGTTTCCTGCTTTTCTTCACTCACAATCGCTCTCCTTTCCTTGCACAGAGTGGGGCGGAAGGTCCATGTGCATGGAAACTTCTATTTCCTCGCCCAACGCCTGCACCCCTTCGTACATATCGCCAAGAATATCAGCAATGGCTTGCATGTACTCCTCCTCCGTCACGTCTTCACGAAGTATTGACTCACTCATAGTCTCTTTTCCTTTCTACCATTACACGAATATCTGATAACTATCAACATTCTACACCCAAAACTCACCATTGTCAAGTGTGGATATGGGCTTGACATGGGGCAAAAGGTATGATATCCTTGATAGGTAACAGGATTGCTTGACAATAACAGCATTCATACACCGAGTGTCGTCCTTGAACCCTCTGCACCGGGAAAACATCTTCTCTCGATACTCCAGATGCCGCACCCTTCAACAATGCAGCATCAGGACCACGACGCCGCCTCTCATGGCCGTGCAGACGCAAGGCGGCTGGCACTCGGTGACTTCCGTTTCCGGCCTCGCTTCGACAGGGGGCCGGAGGCACTACCGCAAAGGAGATAAGCATGAACATCTCAACTGCCCTCGGCACATCCTTCCCCGCCGCCCGGGGACTTCAAATCATCTACGTCCCCACCCACGCCAACGGCAACCTCAACCATCCAGATTGCGAACAGGGCTTCGTCATGTACACGAAAGTAGACACCGCTTTCGCCTACTGCGCCTTCTGGCGCAAGGGGACTAATGAACTGCGCACCCTCAGCAATGCCGAAGGCGTCTACTACCGTGACCTGATTGCCGCACCCACCCGCTCCCCAGAAGTCGTGGACGCAGCTATCGCCCTGCTGCTACAGGAGGACTAACCCTCATGATTCATGGTAAATACCAAGTCTGGATTGACGCCTACACAGAAACCATGCCCTATCTTCCCATCTGCTTCCACATCGGGGACGATCCCATCGTCGCCTCCCTTTGCGAAAAGACAGCCAGGGAGATTTACCCTAATTTCACCGTGCGCTTTGTCGTTGATGGCCCACCTGTCCCATACGATAAGAGGCCCTATGCTCCCGTATCCGCCGAAAAGCTGAAAGAATCAGGACTCGCATGAACCTGCTCACCCACTACGCCAACTGGCGCAAAGCCCGTATGCTCCAATCGAAACTCGATGATCTTGACCGCACACGCACCATCAACGCCATGAAATCCCTCGGCTACGAAGGCATGGTGCTGGAAGCCGCTATCGTCGCCCACAACATCCCACCCCAGAGTCTTTGCCTCATGCTCGCCCACGAGTTCTCCCTCCAAGAAGCCTTGAGCATCTGGGACCACTGCATCGACAATGGCATCGACTTCGACAATGCTTGGGAAGCCGCATCTAAGGGACAACTATCGTGACAAACTCGGTAGTGGAGTACAACATCCAAACCGCAGAAACCTTCGCCTTGGGTGACACCTCCAAGCCACCTACAGGTGATGTGCTTATCCGCTTCGTGGGGACAAAGTTCTCCCATTCCGTGGATGGCATGGAGGGTAAGCATGGTTCCGTCGCCCTTATCAAGAAGCAGATGCCAAGCGCATGTCTTAGCGGGGAATACCCTGTTCCAGAAGTCATCATTTCAGCCAACGGCAATGAGTGGACCTGGGAAGTCGTCTTGGGGATTGCAAAGGAAATGGGTGAATTCATCGCCTTTGACCTGAAAAGAATCTCAAACAATTCACTATACAGGTTCGCAAAGTCCATGGTCCAATGGCAAATGGAAGCAAAATCAGCAATCAAAGGAGCATGACTATGCAAGGGGACTACGAAATCGGAGGCAGATGGGGAAACCATGTCAGTCTATGGGATAAAGATAAATTCTCTAATACTGACTTGGATACTCAGTTAGTGCGAGTGTATGGACACAAATCTATTCGTCCACACAAAGGGCAAACTTTAATCGGAGAATTTCGGAAAAGTTTCATAAAGTTTGAATTTGTAAAAGTTGACCTGTGCGCAGAACCGCAGGATATGTTCTTTGCGGACGTGAAGGCAATAGACCAAATAATAAAGGAGACACCATGACCCAGTACACCATGACCGCCGTAAAACCCATCAACCCAGGAGATACCGTCACCGTTGACACGTCCCTGGGCCAAGTCTCCCGCTACCACCCGCCTACACTTGATTTCCTCGTCGGCAAGAATGTTGCCGTCTCTCTCACTATCTCCCACCATTGCGCAAGCTTGGTCAGAGGCATTCTCAAACACTCCCCTGGCATCTCAAACTATTGCGTCTTCGTCACCGATACCACCGAATACGGAGGCAGCGCCTTTTGCTTCCAACCGCAGGCCGTTATGAGCATTGCTATCGCCAACTCACCCGTGCCACTTATCACACTCTACCCTACAGCGCAGGCAAAGCTCCACGAAGATGACTTTGACGCACAAGAGGAAAACGACAAACTCGTCTACGCTGACGAGGGCAACAAGGACCTGTGGCATCCCCATACTGTCGTTACCCTCGGCACCGACGTCATCCTGGAACTGGACAACGGCACCCTCAAGATTGGCAGATACAACGCTTCCATGCACGGCTGGGAGTATGGCACGGGCGTGAATAGAACTGCGACCACCGGCGTAGTACGGTGGAGCTTTGGTGGATAATGGACAATCATGCCGCCGAATGCGCACCGCCGCTTGTAAGCGAAGAACGTTATGTGGAAAAAGGAACCTGCTATGAAAATCATCAAAACCCCCTTCGGCTACTATTGCACTTCCCCCAACGGACACTACGGTCGCACCAATGGCAAATCCATCTACGAAGCTCAAATCCTCTGCGATCCCCACGCAGAAAACATGCGCTCCTTGCTCTCCGCTTACCTCGACGACGTGCAAGCCATTGACATCAACCAAAGCTCCACATCTCCCTGCGCCGTGTGCGCTCAGGAAAAAACAAAACCCCACGCCCAGACAATCATCAAAACTCTGGTCAATACTGCGCAAGGGCACAGAACCTCAAAGCCCAATACAGGAGATACACCAATGTCCTATATCATCATCGCTGACGTAGACACAACCAATGGCGCTAACTCAGGTCACGTGGATGACGTTCAGGCTCGCATCCTCAAGCAACACAACGGGCACGTCTCTTTCGACATCAACTCCTCCTTCGATACCCAAAAACAAGATACCCTCAACCTCTGCCAATCCCTCATTAACTCCGGGTTCATTCAGTTCTCCATCCGCCACTCTTACTAGAAAGGAACCGTCACCATGAACCTATACCTGTGGACCAGAATAAATAGCGTGTCGTACAACCACCATAGCGAGGGCGGACTTGTCGTCATCGCCAAGAATATCGAGAATGCCGCCGAACTGATTGCTCAGTACAACGAAAAGGCAAGAAAAGAAAAAGGTTACGACCGAGATGCTATCGCTTTCGCTCCCCTTGACGAGAGAGATAAGCAGGAAAAAATGTTTGGCGAATACATCCCCTATCAGCTAGATGGTTTCATCGCACCAGACATCTTTGTATTTCCAGACGCCGGTTGCTGCTGAATGGCACACTTGCCGCCACGCACGAATGCCGCCTGCCGACAACCGCCTACCGTCACCGTGTGTCGTGTGTCGTGAGACGGATTAACACCTGCTGTAAACATTATGATTCCCTTGGCAGAAAATCAACGGCTTTAGCTGCTGGATGAATGTTTTTGTATGTTATGCGATGACATACGCAACTTGCATATTGCATAACAATGCGTTATACTGCATCTATGAAAACGTACAAATATCGCATTTACCCAACAACGGCCCAAGAGACAATTCTGGCTAAGATGCTAGAAGAGTGTCGCTGGCTGTACAACAAAGTTCTGGAAACCCGTAAAAAAAGCTATGAGTTGCAAGGTGTGTCCCTGGGCAACTACGATACAATGACCATGATTCCAGATTGGAAGCTAAATAGACCTTCTCTCAAAGCTGTTCATTCTCAAGTTCTGCAAAATGTAAATATGCGTGTTGACCTGGCTTTTCAAGCCTTTTTTCGACGTGTCAAAGCTGGTGAAACTCCCGGTTACCCCCGATTCAAGGGCTATGGCCGCTACGATAGCATGACGTTTCCGCAATACGGGAACGGTGCAAAACTGGTAGGTAATGTTCTAACTCTATCTAAGCTGGGCAATGTCAAGGTAAAACTTCACCGAGAGTTCTGCGGAACATCCAAGACGGTCACGATACGCCGTTCGTCTACCGGCAAGTGGTTCGCTTGTCTTTCTTGCGAATGCGAAGCAACGCCATTGCCAGACGGACAAAAGGTTGTCGGAGTTGACGTGGGACTCTCCACATTTGCCACGCTGTCTAACGGCGAAAAGATAGACAACCCTCGATTCTTCAAAACAGAACAAGATGCACTCGGCAAAGCCCAACGCCGCATGGAGAAGGAAGCGAAGGGTACGCCACAACGGGCCAATCGTCGTAAAGTTGTGGCGCGTATCCACGAACGAATAGCCAATCGGCGCACTGACTTTGCCCACAAAACTTCCCGCAAACTTGTCAACACCTACGGCACAATTGTCTTTGAGAAACTCGCCGTAGTCGATATGATGTCCAATCACACAAAAGTCTTTGGCAACAAGCTTAATAAGAGTATCGCTGACGCCGCTTGGAGTCAGCTTGCACAGTTCACAGCCTACAAAGCGGAAGATGCTGGCAGGTTGTTCTTGCAAGTTGACCCTCGCAATACCAGTAAAAAATGCTCTCGCTGTGGCTTGCTTGTTGAAAAAGACTTGAGTGTTCGTATTCATAATTGTCCACATTGCGGCTTGGTTCTCGATAGAGACGTAAACGCTGCTATCAACATTCTTTCGTTGGGATTACAACGAATGGGTTCACATCCCTAGAAGCCCACAGCTTTAGTCGTGGGAGTAATCACGTAGAGACGCTTTGTAGAAAATAAAAATAGGATTAGGGTAGTGACACGCCTAACCCGCCGACCGCCCCCTCACGCAATTTCGGGCCACCCCCTCCACGTCATCCGCTCCCCCGTGCCGCTACAGTCGCCCTGCTACACGTTCTCGCCCCCATGCCCCCATGCCACCCTGCGGACGGCTTGCAACATTGCGCCACGTGGCGGGCGTCGTGTGCGTTCTGGGGCTGGGAACGTGGGCACGGCTGGGGGTTGCGGAAGACGGCGGGGAGATAGGAGACCTGGGGACGGCTTCGGGGAGACGAGCGGGCAAAGAGAGACCCGGCTGGGGGAGCCGGGTCTTTGTTTTGCTATGGGGTTTGGCGTGAGGTTAAACAACACGCCGGGCGGTTTTGCTTTCCCTCCCAATCGCATACAAGCTGCCATTGGGTAGCTTTACGTATCCCACTGCGTCTGTATGCCCTCCCGTTCCCAGGTTGTCATATATGCGCATACTTCCCATGCGAAATTGTCGGTTGATTTGCTTCCTGGTTGGGTTGTCAATTCCTGGGGTTACATATTGCATGTTCACAATCTTTCCATTGTATCCCGCCAAGACGTGGAGGCTTGACGCTTCCTGTAACTCTCTCATTATTTCGTCTGTGGTTCCCATAGCATCACCCCTCCGCCCAGATCAGGCACACCGTCGGCGAGCCGTGGCCAAAGCTGGCCAGGTCCACGCCTACGCACTGCTCGCCCGTGGCCGGCACCGTGTAGGCGTACCCGTAAGCGTCCCACGTGGCCACGGCAATCATAAGCAGGATAGCGGCAATCCCTACGCACCAGGCCGCCCGTATGCGCCCAGGGTGGCGAGGGTGCAAGCGGTTGGTTCGGGGTGCGGTTGTGTCTGTGAAGTTGGTCATAGTTCGGTCTCCTCTTGTGTAGGTTGACAGTTGCCGATACCGAAAAGATGGCACGAGCGGCTGTAGTCGGCGACAATGCCAAAAGCGGCGGCGGCGGCATGATTGCACTGGATGGCGGCGGCGGTATTTTCGGCAAGTGCGGGGATTGCCTTGGATGATTCGATGGCTTGCCAGGTGTCGTGAGCGAGTAGGCCGGCTATACGTTGCTGTGCGGTCTCAAGTTTCATGATTGGTTGCCCCAGACCGGTCGGTCGGCCTCATTGACCCATTCATCACAGATGCAAAAATCTCGTGTCCCGCGTGCAAGCCGGCCGGTTGAGACCTTGCGCTGGCGATACAGACCGGACCAGATAATTTTTGTCGCATAGTCCCGTACAGGCAGATTGCGGTCAGTCTCTTCAAATCGATACGACAAATCGCCCGTCCACTCGGAGAGATAACCGCCTACTGACGTGCCGCTGGCGACTCGTGCCGCTTGCTCTGCCGTCGCACGTGTGCGGGCTATCGCTGCCATGCGTTCCTCGTGTGTTGCTGTGTTCATGGTGCCCATTCTCCATTGGTGTGCTGCATTGGATAGAATCAGTTATCAATCAACTCTCCACTATCATAGCAGGTTTTGCGGCCATAATCAACCCCCAATTGTGGAGTTTTCTATACGCAAAGGCTACGTTTACCCTCCGATTGCCCTCCGCTAGCGTCTTATGTGAACTACGTACATTTGTATGCCACTGGGCCGAAAATCGCATAATGATAGCCAAAAAGCCGGGTTTAGGCAAAAGTGCGGCGGCGGCCAGGCCGAAAATCCGCCGTCAACCGTGCGAATAGACATAATAAACCGAACTATACATAATACCGTGTACCCCTGCGCATATCCGACGCAAAGCCGACGCATTGCATATGTCCGATTCATTTTTACCCGATTCTTTTTTACAAATCCGATTCATTTCTCCGATTACCCGAAGCTGGAACGCAAAAATCGCCGATGCTCCCGGCGGTTTGCTTGCTCTCATGCGATTGTGGCCACTGCTGGCGGTGATTCTGCCCGATTCAGTCGGCAGCTGCGTCCTCTGCCTCGTCTCCTGCGCCTACCTCTGCCTCAATCATGCGGTAATCACCCTCTACCTCGGTGGTATCCGCCTCAATTGCGGCCATTTCGTTGTTGATTGCGCCGAAATCCGGCGGCTTTGGTGCATCTGCGCCCCAGCTAAACACAACGTTGACATTGTTACCGGCTGGCGTGCCTAACTGGTACAGCCCCTGGATGGTAGAGCGCTGCACGATGCAATGGGCGACGCCGGATAGCGCTTTGATGTCGTCTGTCCGGTTGTAGTGCTGCCAATATACCCGCTCCAGGTTGTCGAATTTGGCGATAGCGGTGGATTGGTACACGTCTACGTTTTGCAGCTTGTCTTGCTGCCACTGCTTACGGATTACGGCAACGTCGGTATAGATGTCATCACGCAAAAGGGGCAGGGGCCGGGCGGTATCCTCTTCATTAATGCGGTCTACAATCTCTCCTGATGGCAACCCCTGAAGCAACAAAGCGGCAATGGTAGCAAGGTCTTTTTCTCTTTGCCTCTCCGATCTTTTTGAAGTTATGCGGTTGCTTAACATAATAAACTTATCCCAAATTATCCCTAAGTTATCCCAAATTTGGCGGTAGTTATCCCAAATCTCGGGCGAGTTATCCCAAATTTGTAGGTATAATCCCTATTTTTGGGTAGTTATCCCAAATGGGGGGATTGGGATATGGTGATATTTTAGCACAGAAAGAACCCCGGATCAAGGGGGATGATCCGGGGTTGGGTGGTGAGCAAGTTATGCGTAAAATGATACAACCTCGCCGGACCTGCTATCGTGATGACTGATGATGTCCACGCCGTCACGGTCCAGGGTTGCGGTGTGCGAGGCAATCAGTGCGGCGGCATACCCTGCGCCACGGCCACGGAAGCGATCAGGCTTGTAATAGCGATCTAGAAACTGCTCTACCGTCGCCACGTCTGTCACCTGATATTTTCGCCATGCTACTTGGGGATTCCAAAGGTCCATGTGTGAATCTCCTCTGTGTTTTGTGTTGGGTGGTTTGCCAGGGCGGGGGGTGGCCCTGGGGGTGGGTTACTCTACTCGGTGCGCTGCCTCTTGTGCCCGCACGCCCGAAGAAACCAGCTTGACAAACTTCTCGGCCTTGCCCTTCGTGCTGAATTTGAAATAACTGTCCGGGTTAACTGCGTGCGGTCCGCTGAGGTCGGCAATCCAGCCACTCGCCCCGGCCTCTACTTCGCTGGCTTTGAATACGTTCTTAATCGTCATCGTTCATTCTCCTGTGTGTAATGTGGCGAAAATCGTTATCAATCAACTTCCATTCTATTATGCGCCCATTTTCCCGGTTTGTCAACCCCTAATATAGCATTATCGGCAAAGATGCGTAATTATACGTATTTATTGAGAAATGGGAATATTGGGTATTGACACCGTGAGGAAATGGGTGTAATATGGATGCAGAGCCGGATGATAGATAACAAGTCGCCACGCAACACTAGCCATGAGGAGAGAATAACCGATGACATACCGTCAATTTGTAGCCCATTATAAGAGAAACGTACTTCCCCACATTCAAGCCACCTACGAAAAGGGCGGGCGAAAAGACATCCCCGCACGGCGTCAGGCGTTCAACGAAGAAATGGACAGCCTTTGTCGCAGTGGCCAGATCACTGACAAGCAGGCGAGAACCTGGGACGGATTGCCCCGAAGCCTTGCCAAAAAGTAAGCCGCCACATAACACAACCGGGGAGGGTTGCCCCTCCCCCATGAAAGGATCTGGCCATGAAGGGCACCAAAGAATTTGAGGAACTACAGAGGGAATTCGAGAAGCAAGCCCCCAAGGTGACACGCCACCCCGTCGAGCGGGTCGATAAGGGTGAGAAGGTCCCCGCCGATGTGTTCTACCGGCACGGAAGCACAAATGAACTATTTCACACGTTCATGCTGGGCTATTCATTTGCTAAATATATCTATCAATAGGAGGGGGGATTCCCAATCTATCCGACGTATCCGACACACTTTTACACGAGGAGAAAACGACCGATGCAAGGCAAGGACATAGCAACTATCATCATCCAGCAATTGGGCGGCTACGGGAAGCTGAAGGCCATGATCAACGCCCGCAATATGGCGTATGACGACAATTCCCTTTCGTTCCGCTTCTCAGGGTATCGCAAGGCTGTTTTTTGTCGAATCACCCTCACCAGCCTGGATCTCTACCACATGCGCCTTTTCAAGGTGGACAAATACGGGACAATCAAAACCGCATTCGAGTTGGGCGGAATGTATAACGACATGCTGATCCCCGTCTTTGAATCGGCCACCGGCCTACGCCTGAGTTTATAGCCAAGAGGAGAAAATAACCGATGCTAACCCGTGATGAACACTTCACCAAAATTAACGACTATGCCCACATGACCGTAGGCGAAGAGTGGGAGATCGACAAAGAGACCTATTGGTATTTTCTGGAATGCTTGCCCCCCCTGGCGATGGCTCACGGTTGCTTTTGGATGAGCGAATTTACCAAAGGCAGCGTAACGGGCCGATACCGCAAGCAGGGGGATCGCTACTTCGCATCTGAGCAGGACATCCGCACAGATCCCCTGTTCCCCACCAAAGCCGAAAGAATGTGCTGGGCCTAAGTTCCGCCCCTACCCCCCAATCTATCCGATGCACTTACACAAAGGAGAAAACACACGATGCAGATCCACATCCAACCCGACCCAACCCCCGAAGAGGAAACCGACCGCCTGTTCTACTGTACCGTGATCGACGGCGACCGTCATGGTTTCCTCCTCGGACCCTATGAAACCCTGGCCGGGGCCGAGGCTAACGTGAAACGGGCGCGGATCCTTGCGCATTCTATTGATCCAAATACCGTCTGGTATGGTATTGGAGCGGCTGGCATTTTGCGTAGCAACCCCCAGCCCACCCGCGTCCTCTTCGCCGACCAGACCTAGACAACGCTGGACCCCTGAACCTATCCGATTCATTTCGCACCACTTAGCAGAGGAGAAAACGACCGATGACCAACCCTATCACTTACGGCACCTGGGAAGTTTCCAAGGACGCTACGCCCGACTATGCCCCACAGTTTACCATCTACGCCGAAGACACCGGGGAGCGTGTGGCGACTGTCTTCCAGACCCCTGCAAATGCCCGACTGATCGCCGCAGCCCCTGATATGCTGCGGGCGCTGAAATTGGCCGATGAGTACATCTACGAAACCATCTATGAGGCAACGCCCAGAACAAGCGTCAAGGATTCAGGTCGAATACTGCGCGCCGTTGTTGACGCCATTTCCCTAGCCACGGAGGGCTAACCCATGACCGACGAGGACAAAACCACTATCCGCACGATGCAACGCAACCTGATGCAGATCAAGAGAACGGGGAAAGCGCCCATCAATCTGGTGCAGTATCAGAAGATGGGGCTAATCGCCATCCGACGCAAAAACGTAAAACTGGCTTCGGGCCGAACGGAAAAGATATTTGACCGGCTGCTACTGACCGACAAAGGCAAGCGCACCCTCTCCGCAATTGTCTAATCGATGACACTATCCCCCTGAACCTATCCGACGATCTTTGACCCATTACCAAAGGATGACACCACCATGACAATCTTCCGCATCGGCCGCCCCGACTTCTGGCACATATCCCACAACCTGGACAAAGTTCAGACCGACCCCGAAACCCTCAAGACCCTAAAGCATGGGATCAACTGTTTCAAGATGTTAATTTCCATCGGGTCGAGTCTCAACGCCTCGGAATTTGCCTACCTGATTGGCGGGGATTATGACATGAGCAACCCAAAGACCGCCGCAGTCGTCAACGCATTTTTCAGCCTATCCACAAAGGAAACCATCCGATGAACACCAAGATCCGCAAAATCACCAAGTTTGACCCGTGCCCCTCCCACAAAAGTTTCTTTCACGGAATGGCCCGCTACCGCAAAGCCGATTATTTTAGCCAGGGGGGACCGTCAGTAGGCCCCTGCTGCAGTGGCGCGGGGTGCCGAATCTCCCCAGGCCGGGACATTTTCATTGAGGAGGTCTGCCGCCGCACATACAACACCTATACGCTGGGGACCCCATTCTCATGGCAGATCAACAAAGACGGGGTGACGATATGACCGCCGCCGTCACCCTCATCAATCAATCGTTTCACGAAGTCAACGCCGGGACAATCCTCCATCCCCTCCTCGTGTGGGAGTGCGACGTGGACCGCATCGGCGGCAAGACGGGCGCACAGGCCATCCTGGATGAACTGCTAACCCTGGACCCCCTCTTTGTATCCGACGCAATCTGGGAGACAATGGCGGCCCTGAGAGACTACCTGGCCGACCCCGACGCTGACCCCTGGGGAGTGGAATATGTGATTGAGGCTTACGACCAGGCCCTGCTGGACGCCATGACCCTCAACTGTGCCCGACGCAACGCCGAGGCCCTTACCTATCCGATGTTTCAGGGGGCAATGGCTATCTGATAAGTGCGGCTTATGTAAACGTCTCCGTGACCGCCACGGAGTGGACAATCTATCCGATTTACTTTCACAAAGGAAACCTGAACCATGAGCAAGCCCTACATGCACGTTTACGTGAACACCGACGAAAATGCCCTGTTTGGCAGCGAAGGCCCTGGCGAACACGACGCAGATTTGAGCCGAAAATCATACGTCAACATGGTCGAAGGCGCAGTAGTCGAGGCGTTCCCCGACCACGATGTCGATGTCGTCGAAGCGCCGCATACACGATACATTGACGGTGACTTCGAGACGAGTGGCGACTTCGACGACGCCGCCACGGCCGAGCGGATCGTCAACGATGTCTACGGCTCGTTTGAATGGCTAGTCAACGAGTAACGCCGCAGGACGTGGAAAGCGACTCGCCCGCCCCCATACACCTATCCGACGCATTCCACGTCCTGGCGGCCCAGCCACGGTCCCAGGGGGGCAATCAACATCCGATTCAAAAAGGAACATCAACCATGATTTACAAACGAGCGACCAAAGCATTACAAGATGCGGGAATTGAAGGTATCGTTATCAAAAAGTATCTTTGGGGACCGGCCCCGCATTACGTTCAGGCAATCCGCCAATCCTCACGCTGCTTTAATACCTGGCAGCAAGCCAGGGACGCCGTGCTGGACGGATTCCGACCTACTGTCGAGGAATGGGCAATACAGGGAGAGACTCATGTCACCCAATGACAAGGTAAACCAATACGTCAGCGCCGTTGTGCTGCAAAAGCGCCTGGGCAAGATTCCAGCCATCATAAAGACAAAGCAGAAAAAGTTGAAAAGCCCGACGTTGACCAACACGTGGAAAACCCGCCATGAGAACGACATCGTAGCCTGGGAAGCCCAGCAAGCCGCCATCAAAGAGGAACTGGCCATCCGGGGGGATGAGAGGATGTCCGAACTACTGTGCCGAGTGACAGCACCCACCACGAACGATAAATGGATAGGTGAGGATGACCTGTACCAGCACGGGCGGGAGAATGGCCTGCCCGACGACCTGATGGAAGTGCGCCCCGTGCGCTGGGAGCCAGACGTGATCGGCCTCTACACCACCAGAGCCGGTGTCCAGAAGTACCACCGCAAGGAAGTGGAGTGGGCTAACAAGACGTTCAGATTGCCCAAGGCGAAGATGGACAACCTGGAACGGTGGGCGGAACTGCTGGACACCTACGCCGCCGCTGGCCCCAACCGGCGCGACGGACCCACGCCCAAAGCATCTCTGCAAAGCCTTTTCAGCCTGCTATCAGAGGTGGACCCCCTGCTTGTATCCGACGCATTGCGCCCACTGGTCCAGATGGCGAAAGCCAACAGGAGCGGGGACGAGGACGACGACTAGGCACAACAAAGCCCAGGCATCCCGGCCTGGGCTTCTCCGTTCTGTATATCCGACTCATTTTCTAGACAATCAAAAAGCCAGGTGCGTTCCCAGCCGCTTGGCGTATTCCACCAGCACTGCCTCCGGCACGTTGTCCTGGTCCAGCGCCCCGTCCCAAGCCGCCGCCGGGTGGCCGTCCCGGTACGTTGTCATGGAGACCCTCGTATGTATCCGATGATCCACCACCGACACGAAGAAGTGATAGTCGCTGTAGTTCTGGTCCGCCCGCAATAATCTGTCTATCTCCTCAACCCCCGCCATTGCACTGGGGGCCTCCGCCAACCGACCTACAATCTCCCTCAGTACGGCCGTATCCGACGCATCCGCCGCCAACCCATAGGCATTGATGGCATTGTCTCGCACAGCGGGGGACAGGGAATGCAACTTCCCTTCTTTTTCCGTGTCATAGTCCAGCGTACCCTGACGGGGCCATGTGCCCAGTTTGCCGATTGAGTTGGCGACACGGGCAGGCAGGGCCAGCACCGTTTCGGGCGACAATCCAGCCCCCGCAACCAGGCGCACGTAATCCCTGGTGCGCTGTTGCAACGTTTCCATGCTGACGGTCACGACACCCCGATTGCGACACTCGAAAACGAAGGACCGCAGCCACCCCTCCCAGCTATCAGATTCGTCCCGCCAAAGCTGTAGTTCGTAGATGTCGAATAGGTGGGCATAGCCCTGGAATGCCCACCGATCTGCCTCGTGAAAACAAGTTATCGCCTGCTCCGATAGCTGGAACAGACGATTCACAACGAGATGGGCAGGCGCTTCAATGACCAAATCAGTTTGCATGATTCACCCCCATGTCCGCCACCTTCCGCCACACCGCCGCACCCATCCACCCCAAACACAACAAAGCCGCCATCACATAGACGGCGGCCAGGGTGATACTGGTTTCGAGACGGGCTAGGGATTGCGTCATGTGTGGCTCCAACTGGACCCGAAAGCGCCGGGGTGCGTGGCTGTGCTGATGTTACCGGGGGACGTGGTGGCCGCGGTAAGCGTGTCACCGATTGTGATCTTGTCGTTTTTCCCGGACATAGGATCGCCCGCCCAAAGTTTCGTGTGTTCGCATCTACCGTCAGGATAAGGAAACGGCGTAGCAGGCTGGCCGTAGTATGGCACGGTCACGGACTTTTCAGTCTCACGCTTGCTAAAAAGATCGTGCAATTCAGCATACAGTTTCCAAGCGTCGTCAACGGATAGCGAGAAAAACGCTTTTTTGCCGTCAAGTGCCGTAACCTTTGCTGTGATTTCTATGGGCATGGGTTGCGCTCCTGGGTGGCTGATACCGCAGAACGGTATCGTTGCCGTGCCTACACGTGGCAGGTCGGCATGGGGGGACGTGAATGTGGGGCTATTCCCACGTGGCACGTGAGAACGCCCCTGGAGAAATCTTACTGCCAAAACGTGCGGTGTGTCTTGGCGGCTACTCTCTACCTGCCGTCTGATGTTGCCTAGAAAGTCTGTGGTCGGCAATTGACACGAACAGGCTAGTAGCCTTGGAACGATGCACGTTCAAACATCAGCATATCACAGAAGACGACGCAATGCAACAGGATGCGAAGAATTCGTGGAGGGTGTCTTTATGCCTAGCTATGCTCCGCTCTATGGCAGTCCCGGCACAACGACCGTAAATTCCATGGCCTGTAAGATCCACCGTCCGCAACCCGCCGCTTATGATCTACTTCCAGCCACATGCCGCCATACTTCGCCTTCGCCCCGCACTCACGGCACCTATAACCGTCGCGCTCAAGGACCGCCGTCCTCAGTACCCGCCAGCGGAAGCTCTCACCGTCGTAGCGGTGGCCGGACTTCATGCCGATGGAGAGGATGAGGGCAACGAATTGCTAGTAGATGATGCGGATCGTGTAGATGCCTCTGTGTTTTACTTCCTGTCCAATATGTCGGTTTTTTCCCACAGGTTGCACTTGCCGTTGCAGGACACCCTGATTGAGCCGTCAAAAATTAGTATTTTGCCGATTACATCCACAAGCGGATCTTGCATTCTGGTGCAATAAAACGCCATCATCGATCTTAGCATATCATGCTCCATCACAGAATAGTCGCAGTTCATGCAGCTATCCTGTTCGATGTATATTAGCCTCGTTTTCATCCTCTTACCCACTCCCCCTCCCTCAACCCCAGCGCCACCACGGTGTCAACAAGCTCGCCCCCGTCGCAATCCATTGTCGGGCAGGCCTTCCCGGCCACCGCCTCGCCGCACAACATGCACGTTCGCTCCCCAGGGGCCACCCGGATCACCACGCCCTCGATGCCGTCCCAGCCGCACGGCAGGTCCGGCACGTCTCGCACCGTGGGCGGCTTAGGTGGGCGGTTGGCCGGTGCATTGAACTGGTCCCCGGCAGACTTGCTGCTTAAAACATTTTTCGACGACAGGCTATCCCGCCATACCTTGCGCCCCTGCTCTCTGGTGCGCGGTTCGATACCGTGCGCTTTTAGAATCCGGTGAATCTTTTCCCGGCCAGTCCGATACTCAGCTTTGAGGGCAGAGAACGAAGTCCCAGCGGCGTACTTCTCCGCTATCTCTTTTTCTTGTATTTTCGTCAATTCCGTGCCAATGCCCTGCGCCATCGTCAACACTCACTTTCATATTGATTGCTTACCCTCGGCAGCCTGCGACCATCCCATTGCCCGCTCGCCGTCTGGTTATGTCGTTTCGGACTATCAATCTAATGTGGCGAAATGGTCAGCCAAGTCCCCCCAGTCCACAAGGGCCGAACCCCCATCCGGCGGATATATCCAGCCGCCCGCCGACTGCCAATAGCCCAGGTCTCTGGCCTTCCTGGCGGTTTTCTTTTCCCACCACATTGGTTCGTGGCCGGGACACCAGCCAACGAATGGAGCGCCGGTGTAGCGCTTCACGGGCCACGGAGGGGCATCCTCGCTGCGACCAGACGGAACGAACGAACCCTCGTCAACTAAATCTATGCTATCTGAAAACTGTTTCATCCGTCTATCTCCTTTGTCGATTCCTGCGAATAAAATCGCCCACATACCTCGCACGTCGCCTTGAAGCGCAACCAGCGCACCGAACCCGCCCGCTTCACCGTGGCCCGCAACGTGATGGGCGTCAAGTCCATAGCTATCTGGCCCTCAACCGGATGCCCGCAGACGATGGGGTAGCCCGTGGCGATGAAGCGGCGGGCGCTGGTGAAGTTGCGTAGAGCGTCGGGGACTGCGTTGTCTACGGTTGGCATGGGTGGGCCTCTCTGATAAACTCAATAATCGGCTGAATGTTATCATAGTCAAGCATGTCGCTGGTCAGCCGGAACACTCGCCAGCCAGCCAGGATTGCGGCGTTATATTTTATTGCGTCATTCCGATACCCCTCATGCCGATTGTGCCGCCCATTGCCCCGTGTCCCTCCCTCCACTTCAACCGCGACCATCGTTTTGGTGCAGGCAAAGTCAAAGGCCCATTTGCGGGTTGGATGGAATCTGTACTCACGAATCAGCGTAGGCCCCTCAAAAGCCCACCACGCCTGCGAGAACGTCGCTTCTAGTGTGGACTGTCCCCCAGTGACCTTAGACGCCATAGCAGGCCGCTGTGGGGCTGTGGAGGCGTCCTGGTTCTCTAGGGCGAGATGCGGATTGTTCCGCAACTGCTGAATTAGGAATTCTTCGGTGAAATTCGTCATCCCGTCACCCAAAAATCTCTCACGCTTACCACCGGCGCTGGATCCCTGATAGTTTTATTGACTTCTTCCCGCCAAACTTGGTACGGGTAATGCTCGCGCAACCCAAATGGATAGGCAGCGAAAAGCAGCTTCTTCAATTCATCACCACTGGCGTTAGGGTTATCTGTTTGCACACCCCGAATCACAAATTGCGCTTGCTCTCGCCATGTTCGTTGTTTTCTCATCCCGTCACCCTAGCACCCTCCCTAATCATAGCCTCCCATTCAGAAGTACCGTCTACAAAAAGTTCACATTCCTGACTGGGCCACCGCCAGCGGTAACACGCCGTGCAAACCCGCTGCACCTGCCCAGCCGCTTGGCGACTGTCTGCCTGGGCAAAGTTGACGGTTTGTGTTTGGCATTTGGCTATTTGCGTTTTGCGTGTCATCGTTCCCCCTTCCGCCGGGCATAATCCGCCCGGCGCTTTTTGTTATGTCGTGCTGACCAGATGCGCCCGAACACGAAGGCGAAGGCCAGCCACACGGCGTAAGCGGCCAGCCAGAATAGCGGGGAGGTCAAAACGTATCCGTCCCCCAGCCTTCGGGATGCCGATCCACCACATCCTGAGCCGTGGCGTTCTGGCTGCCGTAGATGATGCCACCGATTAGCCCATCTGCCTCCACCAGGCGTACCCTGCTGCGCCCGGCCTCGAATCCGTTGTGAAGATGGCCCCGTTGCTCGTCTGCCAAAATCTTCGTGCGTGTGGCTTCCTCCAAAGCTATCCCGCAAATATGGGAGATCTGGTACAGCACCACCAGCACGTCGGCGGCTTCCTCGGCGGTCCCGACGTCCTTCCGCAATGCCCGACCCAACTCCCCGACCTCCTCAACCAGTCGCAAAAATTGCGCCATCAGTAGCGGATTTTTGGCGTTGGTCGGGATGGCGTCGGGTCCGTAGAATCCCCTACCCTGTACACTGGCAACGGCTTGCGCTTGTAGGTCATTCATTCTCGATCTCCCCCGGCGTATCGCTCATCTCGCTTGACACTACTGGCCTCTCAATAGTTGCGTATTGCTCCTCAAATTCAACTTGCGACCGAAAATTGAGTGCCTTGACAGCCTTATCGCAGGCGCTTACCATCTCGCCACGAAAACCCGTACTGAATGGTTCATCCTCGTGATTTGCCCACGCGTTGACGAAGCACCCAAGCGCATCCAAGGCCACGTTCTCAAAGTTACTCATACCTTTTATTCCCTCCCGTTAGACGCAAAGAATAACCCTCACACTCATGCACTGGAAACCCCATCAACTTCCCGCCATGCGTCAGTTTTCCCCAAGTATGCGCCATGCCGTGTTGAAACATATATTCAGCCACATCGTCCGGGATGCCGTAAATTGCAATGTACTCATGTTCCCAAATTTGCGGAACCTCCCAATACACGGTCGCCGTGTTTACGTTTTCCGTTTTTAGCTCACGCAGCATGTCGTTTAGCCGCTCAAACGTTACTGCGTCAAATCCTGACGGGCCGTGTATGACAATCTTTTCAGCCGGGAATCTTCGCATTGTCATGGTGTCCTTCCCTTTTGTGATTTGTGCCAGGCTTCGTCCCGGCGTGTCTCGGCGGCCTTGTACCCGGCCAGTGTTTTCGTCACCCACAGCAGCCCGCCGACGATAGCCAGGATGCCCAGGGTGATGATTGCGGCTTGTGCGTTGTGGAGCGTCATGGTGAAACCTCACTGATAAAACGCTCCATTGCCCGAATCATCAATCGGTTTCTGCACATTCCTAGATTGTCAGCGGACTTTTCTATTTGTTCGTACAAATCAGCGCCGAACGATATGGTGACCTTTCTTCTGGCCGGAAAGTCCTTGCATTGCACATGAATCGACCCCTTTGAATTTCTCCCCATGAGATCGGAAATCTCCTGATATGTGTATCCAAGATCGTACAGTTGGCGCATAGACAGATCCTTGTTGCGCCCATCGTTTGCATCCACCATCATTTACCCCCAAAAGATCCAGCCAACAAACAGACCAAAAACAAACAGACCGATAGTCGAAACCCATATAAAAATCTTTAATGCTTTCCTCAGCGGTTCAACGTCCATATGCCCTCCTGTAGAATAAATGTTCCCCAATCGTCGCCACCAGCACCAGCCCCGGCCAGTCCGGGCTAACGCTTGCGGCGTGGAAGTGCGTGGCGCCGTAACTCACATGAACCAAGAAACAACCCACCCGAAAATAAGGGAAATGGCTGGAACCAGCACCACTTCTGTAATTATCAAAGAAACAGCGTCAACGGTATCACCATCGTTTTTAGATGGCCTGGCCTGACGAGTCAAAAAAGAGACTACCATGCAAAAACCAATTGCAGGAACCAAGAATAACGGCTGAACCCCAAAGGTGGGGACGATAAACCACGACCATAGTTTTACCAGAACAAAACCATTAATCACAGATCCAACAGAAATTACCCCTACACCAGACACGATTAAAATCATTAACTTTTTCATCATTCCCCCCAAGGTGAACTTTCATAAAAAGGTGTCGGCCATACACTTTCTAATTCGTTGCGAAATTCCCAAAGTTCTTTGTGCGCTTGTTGCAGAATATTGGTGGTGTCCGTCATTGGTCCGTCCTCCCTTTCCGCAAAACGATAATGCAGGTCAGTACCACAAACAGCCCCATCAGGGCAAGAATAAACAGCCCCATGCCAATCCAAGCCCAAACAAATCCATAGGCGGGGTTCACGATTCCCCCCTCTTCGCAATCTGGTATGCACGAAGAATAACGAAATCCTTATCCGCTTCCGTCGCCTCGAGGTCGTAGAGGACGGAGGCAGCGGCCTGGGCTATCTGGTCCAGCATTACGTCCTGGGCGGCGATCAGTTCGGCCTGCCGCACAATGACGGCCCGCTGGAAATCTCGCCACGCTTTGTCAGCGGCGGGGGCGATAGGGGCGGCTTGCGTTGTCATGATGGTATTCTCCCTGTTTTCTCATATTCGGCAATAATTTGCGCTGCTGCCTCGTCGTCGAATGCGCCGTGTGTCTCTACGTCTGAGAAATAGAATCTGTCCGCTCCACAAGTCGGGCAAATCTCATCCCCGCCGTGTCCGTCCGATTCCGGGTCAATTTCGGGGCTGTCGGTGTAGGCGTGGCAGCCCGCACAGAACCATAGTTCGCCTCGTTCGGCGGTGGGTGGGTCCAGTTGACCGAAGAAGCTGGCCACCAGGTTGTCGTAGTACGCCACGCCCTGGCAATCAGCCATCAACTCGGCCAGTTGCTTGGTTTCCTCTTCGGTGAATGTGAATGCTATTTTTGCCATATTGTTTCCTCGCTATGGGATTCGTGTGGTACTACCATTTGCGTAGCGCAAGTTTTCGGGCGTGCACACGGTGGCGCTGGCAGTGGTTTATGCACTTGCCGAGGGGCTTGCCGTTGCTGCCTTCGTCCTGCGACCAGTATTTCCCCGGCTCTCCACAAATGGCGCAAAATGCCAAAATCGTCTCCCGGTCAAAACTCAAGTTTTTTGGTGTCATGCGGTGAGTCTTTATCATGATGTCAATCCTCGTCGTGTGATTGGTGGCTGGTGCATCGGTCCGGTTGCCTCTGCCATGCGTCCAGTGTAGCAGAAAAACACGGCCCGAAGGTTAAGCCTAACCGACGACTTCCATACGTTTACCCTACGCTGCGCCTACAGCCCGATACGATACAGCCCCAATTTCCTGAGCGTATCCGCCCGCTTCGCCACCTCTTCCTGAAGCACCGGCGACACACCTTCGCCCTCCACGACCAGCACCCCGTCCCGCTCCACAATGCGAACGCTGAACATTTCGAGGCTGCGAGCGAACCGGCGGACGGCCGCCTTGGCTTCGATGTCCAGCTCGGTCTGCAAATCAGCGTCGATAGCAGCGCCGGGGAACGCTTCCTGCACCGTGGCGAGTTCGGACAACGGCGTCACCCAGCGGCGCAAGTCGGGCAGGTAGGTGCGGCTGGGCAGCGCTTTGGCGGTGGCGTAGTTGGCGGGGATAAAGGGGAAGTCGATCCAGATTTGGTTTTGGAACAGATGGAGGGTGGTGGTCATGAGGTGGGTGTCCTTTTATCCTGATAAATCATGGATCTGAAAACTCTCAGGTTTCATAAACTGCGAAAATGCGCTTGTTGGCCCAAGTGTGTTTTTGTCCACTCGAACGTCAACCAATGGTGAATATGTCTTTTTGATTTCATCCCACTCTCGGTTAAGCAAAACCACCAAGTTGGCCTTCTCTGTCTTCTCACCGGCGCCACGCACACCGGTTCTGTCTACCTTATCCATTCCACCCGTCTTGTTGCTCTTATTCATTTGAGCCAGCATCAACACTGGCGTCTCCGTATTCTCTGCGAAGTTCTTCAAGCGCTCCACGTTGTCCGCTTCCCGCTGATAAAGGTTGCTCCCATACAGTTTCTTTTGCGTATCGTTGGGTGCTGCCTTCTCCAGATAATCAATAATCACCACGTCGCATTTGCCGTCTACCTTCAATTGTTTCAACCGGTTTACCGTGCGTTCCATCGACCAACCCGCACTGTGCTGGTAGGTGATTTGCCCATCCCAAGACCTTAATCTTGCATGAGCTTCAGCTACTCGCTTCTTTTTTGGAGAATCAATCATAGCCTTCAATTCTCGAATAGTCATTCCAGTATGCCGGACATAGCGCCGATCCATCATCACCGTATGGCTAAGTTCATAGTGGAAATAAACTACGCTGTTACGTTTGCGTGCCCAATCCTCGGCAATGGTTTCGGCATACAATGTCTTGCCCATACCATCTCCGGCAGAGAGAACGGCCAGGAATCCGGCAGGCAGCGGGTCAATCTTGGCGTTCCAAGATGCCCAGGGCCATGTCAGATCCTTGCGAAGATATTCCGGCGTGTTGGCGTACTCCTCTCGTTTGGCGAGAACCGAATCGTAGAAGTCGAATGTATCCTCCCAGAATAGTAACCCGTCCTTCCCGTCAGGAACCCCGCCTATCCTGTTGAGTTTATTCTGTAGCCATTCATGCAATTCGTCGGTGCTTTCGCCAGCATAGCACCGGCGCATGAATTCCTGGCCCATTATCAGATATTCATCGTTTAATTCGTTCATAGCACCACCTTCTCCACTTCGCCTGTATATTGATTCAAAACAGTGATCACGTCGCCCGGCTTGTGGCCAGATGCACCGTTCTCGGAATATCTAGTTTTTCCAGCCGATCTGTTTTCCAATATCTTCAAAACATAGCGGATGGAACGTCCATTGTTGCGTACTGCTTCAGTGATTGCCAGATTCACTTCTTCAGCGCCATAGGTATCCACCAAATCATTGATGTCGTCTGCGATAATGGTGGTCAATGTTCCAGGCATGTTTTGTTGCCATAGTCTGTGTACGGAGGCTCGTGCATTTTTGTCATCACCCTCGTCGTCAGATGATGATGATTTGAATGATGGTTCAATTGATGGTTCTATAGTCCCCCCTACTAAGTGCCCCCCTATGGGGGGTACTAAGTCCCCCTGTATGGGGGGTACTAAGTGGGAGGGGTGCAATAAGTTGGGGGTAGCCTTTTCATGTATTTTTGCAGTATTGAGAGTGATGATATTGCTGGTCTGCTTTCCGTTTGGAGAGAATCTTTCCTCAGTGGACAGCCAGCCGTTGGCCCTAAGTGTTCCCATCAAACTGCGCACGTAATCAGTCGTCAAGTTGGAACGCTCTGCAATGGTCTTGTTTGACGGCCAGCACACTCCTTCATCATTTGCCATGTCAGCCAGGGCAAGCAAAACCATTTTCAGCGTTCGTAGTTTGTTCTGCTGGTCAACTTCTTTGTTCCCCTTGGTGACAATAGTTTTCCCTCTCGCCAATTCTGGATGCTCCCATATTTTTGACATCAGCTTAATGCTCATAACGCACTCCCCTGCCAGCCGAAGTCCTTGGCCAGCTTGAACACAGTTCCCAGGGACACGGTCCCGGCCCCATTTCCGTTGCGGTTAAAACTTCTCCACTTTCTCGTTACTTCGTTTGGTGTTCCTTGCGCCCAGGATTCAGCCAAGGCCAGGCCATTGTCGCCATACTCAGAATGAATGCCCATGAGAACGGCCACCCACTGATCGTATTCTATGCCCATCGCCGGGATGTATTTTAATGCTGTCGCCACACGCTCCTGGTCGGTAGGTGCGGTAAAATTTCTGTTCTCGTGCTTACGTTTCGTCCCGGCCCCGGTTGCCTTGTATCGGCCAATCAAATCCTTCACCACGGTTAGCGGCAACTTCTGGTCGATATATTCCACCTCGCAGGACACTGAGCCATAAAAGAAACGAACAGCGTCTTTGCATTGACGGTCAGCATTGCCGAACAGCCAAAGCAGAGCAGAGACGGCCAGGGTATAATTTTGCGCTTGATGAATGGGTGCGTCGAGAAGAAACAAAACACGGGCGCGGGGAGCTTCAGGCGTGTGGCTGGGGGTGGTGTAGATGACATTGGCATATCGCTGAATAAATTTGTCTGAGGATAGATGGGCCAATGTACTGCGTTTGTCTTCGGTGTCGAAGTCCATACCCACGTGCATCCCCAGTTGATAATTTTTAGAATGCCGCCAATGATCTTTATGCCATGTGGTGAATGGATGCCCCTGGTAAATCAAGTTGATTATATCAATGGCTTCCAGGTCCATGTTGTTAAAACTAGCATTGAATTCACTCCAAAGTGGGGAACCGGGGGGGATTTTTTCACTTAACGCCATGCGTGAGAATGCGATTTTGGTGGTCATCGTGCCACCGCCCGGCATTGTCGAATCACGTCGCTTGCCTCTTTGCGTGTGTTCTTAATGGCAAGGATGCGATAGCCGTTGAATGGCTTGCGCTTATACTCGGCCAAGGTTTCGAGGTGATAAGCGCCCTGGTCTGGACTGTAGAGTGCTACCCATTTTTCATTCATCGTATATTCCTTTCCAGTTTAGATAGTTGCGCCCGGAGCCGTCTCAGCTTGGCGGGGTCGGTGGCAGCGTCAATCAACTTGTGCAAAGCATCTATGCGTAGGGAGAGCCAGCGTGGTGGAGTCTTCATCGTATCACCTTCTCAACCATTTCATCCAGCCGCTCATTAAGCAACCTGCGTCTACGTGCGACGGCATCGGAGACTTCAGCGGGCGTTGCCTTGCGCCAGTTCTGGATACCAGAAATACCGGCTCTCCCTGGTTCGATTCGTAGCAGGTCAGGTTCGTTGTTGCCTAGATTCCTGGCGAACATTATCCGAATGTGAACCCGTCCGGTCGTGGCAGATTCCAGAATATCCGCAACGTGCCCAGCCTCCCCGGAGCCAGTGACGATCCAATCGCCCACGGTCCAGTCTCGGTCAAGGTCAGCGAAATCAGCGTGAGCCATCTGGTGCCTCCCCGTAGGTGATGACATGCTCCACGTAGTCCATGACCTCTGCACTGGATTCAAGCTTGGGTCGGACACCGAATCGGCCAAGTGCTTATACGAACAGGTAGTGCGAACCGTACGCAGAAGCGCCGTACTCTCTGCGGGTTTCAATGAACTCTTCGTAAATCTTGCGCAGTTCATCGACTTCTCTTTCGTCAAATTTTACTTTCATGGTGATTTCCTTCTGAGGAAAAACAAAACGCCTTTTGAGAAAAAGGGGTGGGCGTTTAGATGTGCGTCCAGGATTCTTCGTTTACAGCACGATAAACAGTGCTTTTGGATATGCCGTACTTTTCAATCAGATTTATCACAGTCATGCCATTTTTTCGGTCTTCCCGCATATTTAATACTTCCTCGTCTGTAAGTTTTGATTTACCGTGGTCTTCCCCCCTGGGGGAATTGTTGCGCCCTTTGTGTGTTTTGTCGTCCGCGTTGACTTGGTTGTCGCCAAGGAATAGGTGTTTTGGATTCACGCACGCTGGTACGTCGCACTCATGAAGGACAAGTAGCCCATTTGGGATTGGACCATTGTGTAATTCCCAGGAGAAACGGTGGGCGTATGTCGTTTTTTTGTCTACTTGCAACTTTCCATATCCGTCTGAACTGGTAGAGGCTGTCCACAGCCAGCATCCTCTAGGACAATTCTTGTTGACTTTCTCCCAAAAATCTTGTTCTGTTTTCTTCCTTGTCATGGTGTACCCCTTCGGATGGAATAGAAAACGCCTATTCTGAATTATGCTCAGGACAGCAAAGATCTGCTGACCAGGGAAGCATACAGACAATGGGTTTGTCCGTTTGCTGTCCTGAGCATACGCCAGAATAGGCGTTAGCTTTATCCATCCCTGGTCAAGGGATTGTGTGCGATGACGGTTCCCAGGCCAGTCATCGGTCGGCGCCTTGTGTTGCGCCTGAGAAAATTGTATCACGAGCCGGGGGATTTGTCAACCAACTCGCCCGGCCCCCACATATCAAAACGGGATCTCCACATCGGCGTCAGCTAGGTTAAACTCGCCCGGATCTGTCAGGTCGATGGGCAGCGGTGGCATGATGTCATAGCCGATCACCTCAATGTCCATTTCGGTGTGTGGCGGGAAGTCCCATTGTCCCGTCTCAGGAAAGGACATTTGCCCCTCTTGCGCCGAAAGGTTCGACACTTTGAAATTGACGACGATGGCGTTGGCGGGCGGGTCGATCTCTACTTGTTCCATGTAGCACCAAAGTTCGCCGTTATCGTAGATTTCTCGAACCCACTCAAACTCTACCCCGTGGATGCTCCCGATCCCGGTTTCTTCCCTGCCACTGAGTTCGCCATTGAGTTCGCCATTGTCCAGGATGGCCCATGCATCGAACCATGCTTCCGCTTCCGGCTGGGCCACACTTTGCCGAGCCGCACAAGCTAGAACGTCCAGGGCGTCCAAGGCGAGGTCTTCCGGCACGATACCTAGCTCGTCGCCGCCCGCTATGAACGCCTCAATTGCGCCGACCGCACTTTCGATGTGGGCGGCCTTGATGTGGTCGAATGAGACATTGTGCCCCGCCGATGTGGTCGCCGCTTCCGGCTGGTGCGCTTGGAGGCGGGTGTTCCAGCGTAGCATCACCTGATTCATTAGCAGATAAGAAACGTCCTCGCCCCGACATGTCAGCGTCATCTTTGCCGGGCAGCCATTGCACAGGATAGAAACCTCATTCCGCCCGGTTTCCATGATGGTGGCTTCGGAGCCGCAAAACGGACACGGCTTGATTTCGGTTTGGTCAAATGTCTCTTTGTCGCTAGTCATTTTGTCACCTTTTCCATTTCTTCAATGCGGGCGAGGAGGTCGGCAGCCTCAGTGAGCGCCCGCCCGATGTCGTCAAGCGTAGCCGTGTGATACGTGACGCAGAATTGCAAAAGGCGTATAACCTCCGCCGCCTCTGCCCACGTCGGCGGCAGCGGTGCGGGTGGTGCATTCAAGATTGCATCAACAGCCGCTTTGCGGGCGGCTGCCCGTTCGTCAAGTGATAGTTTTTTCATGATCTACTTCTCCATTCCAATTCCATATAGCGGACCAATTCCGAAATAATCTCCACGGTTGCCAGGGCCATCCAGTCCCACGGATCGCTCTCCATGCAATCCTCTGCCATGCCTTTGATTTCGGCAATGGTGTACGCCTTGCCGTCAATCAGCAGTGTGTCAGCCTCGAAGTTTGGCGGTATCATCGCTCCACCTCCGCACCGTTGGCCGGGGTCGTGGTTGATGGTAGACATTCTAGCACGTCATCAGGCATGACCCCCAGGGCTTCACAGAACTTGCCCAGCGAGCCGCTGGTGAACGTGTCGCCGCCCAGCCACTTGCTGACCGAGTTGGATGCAACGCCCATGCGCCGGGCTAACTCTGCCTGGGATTGGATGCCCTGGTCGAGCATCAAGTAATTGATTTTCTTGCGGTCAAATCGGATCTGCATAATTGGTCCCTTTCGTGTGAATGTCTGCGGTTGTTACTGCTAAATTCAGTATATACCAGTTTCCTACGAATGTCAAGCAGTTTGTGATTATTCGCATATTGGGTATTGACAACGTGTATAAAATAGTGTATACTAAATTTATCAAACAAAAGATGCGGCGCAAGGAGGGCAAGATGATTGACAAGAAAACAGAGAAAAGATTTTGGGCCAAAGTAGACAAAATGGGCAATGGCGAATGCTGGGAATGGACGGCACAGCGCGATCGCTATGGGTATGGCAGATTTTGGATTGGTAGCCGCAGGGTGCAATCCCCCCGTTTTTCTTGGGAAATTCGCAATGGGGCTATTCCCGACGGCATGTTTGTCTGTCACTCTTGTGACAATCGGGGATGTGTAAATCCCGATCACTTGTGGATCGGAACGAATCAAGAGAACATGACAGACAAGATGCTGAAGGACAGACATGGAACCGCAAAGCTTACAAACAAGGAAGTTTTGGAAATTCGAGATGCATACCCAGGGCAAACACAGAAGCAACTTGGCGAGAAGTACAAAGTAGATCACTCAATCATTGGAAAAATTGTACGACGCCAACGATGGACGCACATCTAATCCACCCACGCCGGAGCATCCCCCGCCCCGGCCAACCACAGGAGAGACAGGCAATGCAAGAATACGAATTCTCACAGGGGACAAAGCGGGGGCATGACTACCCGCACAGCCTCAATGTATGGATTGACCGGAGGGCTGCGTTGGCCTTGATTACTAGCATGGCCACTCAGCTATCCGCTGACGGCACGCAACGAATTGACATCACAATGGTGGGTGAAATGATGACTCAGCCCATGCAGGACGATCCCGCCTAACCCACCACGCCGGAGCATCCCCCGCCCCGGATAAGCCACAGGAGAAACAGACCATGACCACCGCAACGCAGACCCAGCCCACGCAGACTGAAGACGACGAACTATCCGCCAAAGTCCGCCAGATTCAGGTAGACGCCTTCCGTAGTTTCGAGCAATTCAGTGCGGGACTTGATTTATACCGCCTCGAATACCACATCGACGCCTGCGCCAATGAGCAGCAGCGCCTGGGCTGGCGAGAAGCTGAGAAGGCCCAGGCCGAGGCCGAGATGCCGCAGCACGACGAGTTCACTTGGCAGGGTGTATCCTACGCCAGCAACCTGGAGCGCCGATAGGGGGAGCCGTGACAGACGTAACGCAGATGTGGAAAGATGTACACCAGGAGAGCCGAACCAAGCGGGCGAAGAATCGCCAAAGCGGAGCCGAGCAGTTGACGACGGCCGGGGTTGTGTTTGTTTCCCGCAACATGGGGGCACACTTGATTGTCGGTAGCGGGGATGACCGAGTGGATTACTGGCCCGGCACGGGGAAATGGAAAGCCGTGGACGGCAAGCAGGGCCGGGGAATCAAGGGACTTTTGGTGTTTTTGAAGCAGGATGAAAGGGCATAACCATGAGTAATTGCCGACACACTCGCATCGTGAACGAATTTCAAAACGTCATGCTGGGCGATTCTGGAGTTGTAGACGAGATCCAGTATGCAACATGCCTTGATTGCGGCGCATCGTGGGACACGGATGGCGAGATTGACGAAGCTGACGCCGCTATAGAATTGTACCTCGATTCGGCGGATGAAGAGATTGACATTGGCCCGCACTTCGACGCATTTGGCGACAGTGGAAAAGATTGGGAGATTTAACCGCACACCGCACCCGCTGGTGACTGCCAGCCGGGAACTTTCACAAAGGAGATTGAACACGATGGGTACATTAGCCAGCAAGATCGCAAAAGCCAGCATGGGGCTGGGCGGGAAGCTGAAGGCCGACGCCCGCAACAAAGAGCAGAATTACAATTACATCAGCGCCGACAAGGTTCTGAGCGTAGCCGGTCAAGTCCTGGCCGAGGTTGGGGTAGCTTGCTTCCCGGCCATCGTCCGCACCAGCATGGACGTAATCGACCGGGGCAATGGTAAAGCCCGCTACGATGCCGGTGTGGAATTTGCCTTCACCCTGGCCGACGAAGACGGTACAATGGAAATGCCTTGGGTCGGCTTTGGCAGTGATTACAGCGTGCCGGACAAAGCCATCTACAAGGCCATCACTAGCGGCCACAAGTATTTTTTGATGAAGCTGCTGAACATTGGCGAGGGGAACGAGGACGGGGAACATGATGTGGCCCAGGCCGAAAAGCCCGCACAGCGCCCCGCCTACACGTCTCAGCGCAACCCAGCCGACTCCCTGCCCGACCGCATGGAGGATTACGGTCCGCCGCTGGACTATGACAACCCATTCACGGGCAACGGACTCAGCAAAGCCGCCGCCGGATTCTTGGAGAAATGCCGGACTTACCAGTCCGAAGATCCGAAACCCTGCTCCGAGGCGATGTACCGCTATTTGGTCGGAACTGTGAACTATGCCACTGAGAAGGACGCCCACACCGCCATCCTCAGCGAAATGGTAGGCAGTCCGGTTGACAGCGAGAACCGCCCCGGCTACACGCTGACCAAGAAACTGCTTGACACCTTGCCCGCCACCAAGCAGAACAAGGAAACCAAAGAGAACGAGCCGAACCCCGAACACGTTCCGGCCATCCTGGAAGCCATTAAAGAAATTTGGAAGGCCACGAAAGCCGCCTGAACCCATCCGCCGCATCCCCCGGCGGCATAGCAGAGAGGAGAATTGAGACGATGGATGCAAAAGAGATCACCAAAATGATGAATCGGATCATGGTTAAGATTGACAAGCTCCCCGAATTTCCGGGCCTGTTGGATGAGGCATTGGGCGACGTGTGGAACGCCGCCGAACATGCAAAGAATTTGTTTTCGGACGATGACCTGTACACCACTGAAGTCGAATCGGCACAGGAGGATTGACCCATGAACCGCATCAACTATAACGCCGCCCTAAACTGGACCCTGGCCTTTATCGCCGCCATCGTCGTCCTGATTCTGCTAACCCAGCCCGCAGGGGCAGCCAGCGGCGGTGCAACGCCAGGGTTAGCCCGCTACAACGCCTATGTCGTCCAACTCCACAACGTGGGTTGCACCCCGCTGTGGGTATCCTGGGGTCGCTCTTACTGGAAGTGCCCGCCTAATCAGTGGTGGGTGGTCCGGTACTACGAATCCAGCGACACGGCGACTATTCGCCGGTTGCGATAACTAGACATAACCAGGCGACGCCCGACGAGCGACCACGCAGAGGGCCGGAGTGGTAGGGTCGCTGAGACACCCGGTAAGCGTCAAGTGTTTCTTCTCCTTGGTGGCTGATTCAGAGGTATCCCCGCCTCTGGATTGGGGGGGGGGATCCTGGCCCCCAGGTTGTCAAGGAAAAATACAATGGACGAATGCAGAATCACCTACAGCTTCACCGGCACGCTCCTAACAATCTGGCAACTGTGCCAGGGACATGCCGAGCCGATACGATTTTATCGCTGGGGGCAGTACGGGCCTCGGTGGATTGGATGAAATACCCGCTGCCGTGACTCGTGACGACAGGCTCGAAAGAGCGACTGACACCCCCTCGACGGCACGGCGGCGCAGTAAATGCCAGACACCGGTCCGGGTAGCTCCCGGAAGCATCTAGGCATCGAGCAGGTGGAAGGCCTGTGCAGGCATCACACCTGCTGCCGTGCTCGTGACACCCGACTGAGAAGCGGCACACACCGAACCAGCGTACAGCCATAGGGTCAAGGGGCTTGACGACACGGTGGCGGATTACAACCTAACGGCAAACGGGAGCCGCAGGGCCGCAGCAGCGAAATGGTCCACGAAGATACCCGACCGCAGCACACCCGTAGGCGCAACGCCACAGAGGGGAGGGCCAATTACACCACAAGGTTGGAAACCAGCCGCCGGTGAATGGAAGCACCGGCGGCGCAATAGAATGAGAAGAAGCAATGCAGCCGGGGCGGGGACGTTTGGATGGCATATCAACATCGAATATGCAGCCTGAGAAATGGCCCCGCCCCGAACTGCAAATAGCGAGAGGGAGAGAACGATGACACGTAATTTGTTCAGTATTGCATCTGCTATCATTCTCCTGGGCATTCTCACCGCCCACGCCGGCCCCAGCACTACCATTTCAGGCACAGTCTATCTCGACCCATCACACCCCGGTCAGGTCGTCAGCATCGGTCTGCCCCCGGTCTCAGGGTGGCCGGTGGCGCTGTGCCAGGGGGACGACTGCCAGGATACGCAGACGGGCAGCGCAGGGGACTTTAGCTTCCCGGACCTGGCAAACGGGGAGTATGTCGTGAGCGTACCTCTGGGGAACGGGGAGACGCACAGCGTGGCCCTGGCGATTGGGGAGGCGGGGATACCGTCACCGGTGTTGGTGAGTGTGGCGGGGTGGCGGTGGCGGGTGATGTTGCCGATGGTGGGGAGGTGAGCATGAAACTTGTAACGATTATTTGCGATGGGGTCACAGACGTGCATCTTCCGCATCCGGACGGGACCTATGCAACCCTCTGCGGAATGGACGGAGACGACTATGATGATACTGGCGTTTTTGGCGGGGCGGTGGATCAACGAACCGTCAAGACGCCCAGGGGCGCAAAGGTCAGTTGCCGGAAATGCTGGGACATTTGGAGCCATGCATCTCAGTTCACCGTAGGCGTTTTTTCTGATAATGCCAAAACCTGATTTTTGGATTGATTGAGCACTTGCAAGGCCGCCAAATAATTGCACCTTGACATCCGCAAACAACCATGAGACAATGAGCGCAATATAAAAGCCTTGTGCAATGCTCAACACATTGCACAAGGCCACGCACGAAGCCGGGACTAGCGGCGTCGGCGTTGCGCAAAGCATATCATACGCTTTATGCAACCCCAAGAGTCCTGGCCAATCGGCTGGGACTCTTTTTTGTTTAGCGCGCGGGAGACGCAATGGAAGAAAAACTTGCAAGATTGGAAAAGCAGGCCCTTGCGCTTGATGCAAGGATAGAAAAGGCACGCAAGGCCGCCGAGAGCGAATATGCAACATTCTATGAAGTGCATACTCAGGCCAGGTGGCGGCCAGACCGCAACCGGTGGACGGTGCGCCGCAACGGTGCAGGATTTGCCCACATTGCATATTGCAAGACGAGAGCCGAAGCCGTGGGTCTTGCACGGCGGGTCAACGCAATTATTGAATCTATTATTGCAGGAGAATAGGGAGTCAACATCATGCAACGCCTACGCAGCATCACCGCAGTTGACGCATTGCTTGCAAGCGCGCTCCTGGCGCAAGCTCCGCACGCCGCAACCGTGTTTACCCGCCTTGCATCTGAGGCGGGTTTGTGGCCGACCTTGCATGGTTACCTTTACGCCGCCGCCCTCGAAGGCGCAACCTTCTATTTCGTACGCACGCACAATCGTAGATGGGCTGCATTTTTCGCCGTGGTCAGCATCTTGCATAATTTCGCCTACTATCTCACGGACAGCCTCAGCATGGGCAACATCTTGCGGGCGTCTTTGATTTCGCTGGCTCTGCCCTTGGCCATCGCCGCATTCAGCGACGAGCGCCGCAAGCCCGCCACAGCGCTCACAAAAGCCGCCCCCGTTGCAATAGTGGCGAAGACCGCAAAAGCCCAGCCTGCGCCCGCACAGCGGCCCACGGTGGCAACGGGCAAGAAACTCACAGCGCAGGAGCGCCGGGCAGAAGTCGAACGGCTGATTGCGTCCAAGGCTGTGACGAGCGAGGCTGAATTGGCCAAAATGTTTCAGGTTCACCCTAGCACTATTAACCGGGATGTGGCTGGGTTGCAAGAGGCCGGGGTGAGCGTCAACGGATTCGGAGGAAAGTAAACCATGTTTGTAAAAGTTTCTTTAGCTGTTTTGACTTTTGTGTCAGGCATCAACGCCGCCGCGTTCTTGTGTGTGTTTGCCTGTACGTGTTTGTGGAAAAGACGGAGGTATAGCTATGCTCGACAAAATGATTGAAGTTGGGGCCAGTTGGGATTGGGTGACACCTGTGATTAGCGTGTTCGGTTGCCTGTTCCGGGGCCACGCGGGAATTGTAACAGAGATTCCGCCTGGATGGAGCGGGCATGACGTCTGCAAGTTCATCGAGCAGGAGGGCATCAGCACGCATAGCCGGATGATAATTCGTGGCCAGCTATGCTTTGACGTGCCGAAGCAATACAAGCAGGCTACCTATAAAATGCTGTGGAGAATCGGCGGAGGTTAATTGCATCAATGCGACATAACGAACGGACCGCAACCGCATTTCCACGAAACTTTGTACCTAATACGCCATTCCCGGAAGTGGAGCCGCCGCGCCACACGGTTGTGCAAGCCGACAACAAGGTCAGCCCGCCGATGGTATTGGCGCTTGCGTTCCTGGTTCTGTTCCTCATGGCCGGGATTGCGATATGGGCGTTGTGGGATTTGACGGGCTGGTCAGTTGCACTGGTGACATTCCTTGTTATTCCTGCAATCGGCTATGCGGGTTTCTGGCTGTTCGTGTTTGCAAACGGAGATGGGCTTGCATGGCGGGAGATTACAAAGACGGCGCAGAATCAAGAGACCGCCATCCTGGAACATGCCGACTTGATGCGCAATAGCGAGGATCACCGTCACGTCGAGGCCATGCGCTCCCTGGACATCCAAGAGCAACAGGCCCAGATAGACGGACGGCTTCAGGGCTTGCAGCACCAGATCGAAGGGTGGAGCCGCCACATGCTCATGGCCCCCGGCTCCACGTCCACCGCTTCCCCAGCCCAATACGTGGCCGCCGACCCAGACAAGGTACGGGCGCACACCGCCGCCCTGGACTATGCCCTGAGCCTCTACCATAGCCCGGTGAAAGGCGGGCTACCACGGACTGACCGTGTGCATGTGGACGGCAATCAGCCGGGCAAGATAAAAGGCGGGACACCATTCTCTGCGCGGGGGAGGTGGCCGGACAGTGTAACGCCAGACCAGGGCAAGCGGGCCAAGGGTTTACTCTTTGCGCCCGACCGCGGCCAGCCGCCCGTTATCGTGTCCGTGGTTGGAGGTTATTCGTTAAATCTTACTGACTACCCCAATCACTCGGCAATTGTGCAAAAGTTTGCTTAATCGTGGGGACGTACCCCGGTGAGTGAGGCGTACACACACCCCCTACAGACACCCTCCCCCACTACTATTCATTCGACATAAAGGAGCAACATGCAAAAAAATCTACTGTACACATTGGGAACGCTGCTCGGCTTTTTGCTGCTCGTCATGGTCATTGGTGGCATGGTGGCCGCCGCTTATCCGGGGGTGATGTGATGGCGAAACGAAAACAAAAGAGGAAAACGGATTGGTTCGACTGGTATCAATGGTTTTGGATTTCCGTGACGGTGATTGGTCTGTCGTGGTTTGCGGTTGCCAATGACATAGCCATCATGTCCACACGGATTGACGAATACGGGCGCGCACAAACGTGCGCCGGGATTTTTTGCTGGGGAGATTCTGACCAATGGAGTGAATGGTTCGCGGCCATAGGTGGCAACTAATGCAAAAATACAAACGCTATGCAGGCGAGTGGATCGGGCTTGTGCTGAAAATGTCCATAGCTATTTTTATGTTGATTGCGATACTTGAAAAATTGGGCCTATAGAATAAGCAAAGCCCCAGGTGCATACCCTGGGGTTTTGCTTTAACAAAATCTTGTATGAAACTCGTGGCATATTCACAGTATATTGGCTTGACAAGTGTATCATAGCGTGGTATACTTGAATACAGGAAGGGCACACGAGACCCGACCGGATAGCTAAAAGGAAAAGACGATGACAGCCCAAGAGACCATCCTCAACTACGTATCCGGCCACAATGACACCGACATCGATAACAAGCAACTGGTCGTGCAAATGATGACCGATGGAATGGTCATCAGCCAACTGCCCAAGGTTGTAGCCCACGCCAAGCGAATCGGCAAAGAAATCATCGTCACCGAAACCACATACAGCCAAACCCACGAAGTTGTCAACGGAAAACTGATTGACACCGACCACGAAAGCACCGTTGAAGTTATCCGGGTCAGCATCTAACCCACCCCATCCAACGCCGGGGGCTACGGTCCCCGGCGCTAGCACATGAGGAGAAACAACATGCAAAACATGAAAATGCACTACGAAGACAAAGACGGAGAGCGGGTCGAGGTCGAAAGCGGATACCTGCGGATCAGGTCAGGGGCCAACGAGATCACGATCCAGGTGGACCAGGGTGGCGGCTTCCGTATCAGCCCGCCCCTGGCTGGTGAACTGAATATCATCTGCGGTAGCAGCTTGACCGTGACGGTGATTTGATGACCAACACCCGCCAGCGCAGCAACGACAACACACGCATTCGGTCGGAGCAGATAGCTGCTATGGCTTTGCGTGAGGTGGAGGAAGTGGGAATCGAAACGATTAACAAAGACGAGAGATTGAAAAAGTATCGTTTGATTCTCATCACAAAGAAACTCATGATAAAAACAGGATGCACGTACAAATCTGCCCGCACGCACGTCTCAAAAGTTTTGGATTTCAAGCGCACTGGCGTCAAGCCGCCGGATAACTGGGGTGGGAATAGGAGAGGGGGGCAAGATGCCTAAAACGTGGGCCACACCAAGAGATGAATTAGTGTGCGGAAAGTTGGACGTTTTGCAACACATGGCGAAAAATGCTGGAAGCATTGAGATGCTCGATTTAATTAAAGACGTTCGCCATGATTGCGAGCGCATGGAGCAGGGCCTCATCAGGCGCAGGGATGAGGTCCGAAGGCTGAAGGCTGAGGCCCAGGCAATGGAGGATATTTTTGGATTGTAAGCCAACAGCCCCGGCGCACCACTGGCCGGGGCTGCTCACTTGGCGATTACATGGCGGTCATGGCGTAAAGTTGGCGATTTGTTGGCGGTTACTTTTGCAAAATGTGGCGAAATCGAGTATAATTGTAGGTAGCGAAGACATGCCACCAAGCGTACTCGCCTAAGTCAACGGTTTTTTTGTACCCCTCATACGTCCCCTCCGACACAATCGGATGGGGGTTAGGGTCAACCAAAAACGGGTCAACCGTTGGCGGGCGAACAGCTTGGTGGCTACCTTAACCTTCATCCGATTGTGTTTTGTTTAAGGAGACGTGAAATGAGAAAACCACCAAAACCCATCCCGCCCATGACGGAAAAGCACATTGACCGTTTCTGGAAAAAGGTTGACGTGCAGGGAAAAGATGATTGCTGGTTATGGATTGCTGGAAAAGACGGATACGGCTATGGGGCGCAAAACATTGATGGAAGAATAGTGAAGGCTCATCGTATTTCTTGGAAAATACACAACGGGAATATACCTAGCGGCCTGGATGTTTTGCATGATTGCGACACGCCAGCGTGCGTAAACCCAAAACACCTGTGGGTTGGCACACATACAGAAAACATGAATGACAAAAATCGCAAGGGGCGAAATGGCTTTCCATCACTCAAGGGAGAGGAGCATGGAAACGCAAAACTGACCGATGTGCTAGTGTTAGAAATACGTGCCGAGGCAAAGCGGGGGAGGAGCAAAAAATGGATGGCAAAAAAGTATAACGTTGATCCATCTACCATCAGTGATGTTGTGCGCCGAAAATCATGGAAGCACGTCAAATAGTCACTTCATCAGTTCAGTTTGCAATACGTAATAACCGAGCCGGGGAACCTGATTGGGGCCGATCAAGTCTGCGTGTGCCCAAGTATTCCTTGTCAATGAATAGGCGACGCAACTCTCCAACCCCGATCTACGACACGACTCTGCCCACAGGCGAACGTACTCAGCTTGCGCCTGTTCATAGGCTAGTGAATTGCACAGGAATGGATCTGTCCCCCGCCAGCATAAAAACCCCCCCTCAGTCAACCAAATAGGCAGGTCCGTTATATTCCGAAGCGCCGCCACCTTGCGATTCAGCATCTCGGTTTCGGTAGGCGGTACAAGTTTCCAGTATTCATAAGCGTGGATGCCCACGCCGTTGATGTCATCCTCCATCCACGGCAAGGCGGCACGAATAAAGTCCAGGCTTGCCCCCGTGCAACTTCCCCACTGTCCGGCCACGTCACAACCCATAGCCAGCCCGCTTGAAATGATTATGGCATCCGGCTGAATCTTGCGGATCCCTTTGGCCGTCATAGATGCGAACTTACCATAGACGGTTCCGCCCTGGTCCGCCACAGAAGCGTCACCCCAGCAGCCGAAACCTCGAATATCCGGCGAGATCCCCGCGTCGGCCTCGTTGATAATCTCCCACACCGTTATCCGATCCCCGTACCGCTCAACTGTAGCTTTTACGTAGTCCAGCCATGCGTAATAGTACGTAGGCGCAACCGGCGAACACCCCGGCAAAACCTGCGCCCACTGTGGCGGAAAGTTCAAAATCCCAATAATCCTATTCCCGCCCTCAGCCAGCAGGTTCACGTGTGCATCCTTGCTTGCAGACCAAATATATCCACCCCCCCTGATAGGCTCGACATCCTTCCACGCGATCCCCGTCCGCACCGTCCCCGGACTCAGCGCCAGGATAGCCGTCCGTGCTGCCAACGCCTGCCCGTCACTGGCCGCTTCCCAGCCCAACTTGGACGGGGGACGATTGCCAAACATGATGGGGAAAAAGTATTTGTGCACCAGGGCAATGGGCACATTGTCCGTATCGGGTGCAAGCCCCTGAGACGGTCTTTGCGGGCCTGGGCCTGGGTAGGCGGGTATAGTGTCGGATTGGGTGTAAAACATCATCTCCGTGGGCGTGGGGGCAGGCAGGGGCGAAGTGAGCGGGGTTGTGTTGCAGGCGGATAGGGCAAGCATGAGAACAAGCAGGATAGCGATCCAGCGGTAACGCATGGGGATTCCTTTATCTATTCTTGCTCCACCGGCTTATGTTACCCACGATCATGGGCAGGCCGGACACAAAAAACGCCATGATCGTGGTGTCCCATCGTATCCAGTCCTCTTGACCACAGGTCAGCCGGGAAACGCCAAAGCCGTCGATCATGTACACAATTAGCAAGGTGTACAGCACGCCGACTACGACGAACAGGCTAACAAATGGATGGTCGGAATTGTAGCGGTCGAAGGCCTGGATCGCACGGTTGAACACAATCGAGATGACGAGTAGGAGGATCAGGCCGACAGATTGCGAGATCATGACAACAGCCCCATTTGTTTTTTTAGCCGCTCCAAATCTTTCCGAAGTTCAACCGCTTCCTGCCGGGCAATGTCCCGCTCCATGCGTAGGGTGATGGTCCACGTTCTCATTTCGGCTACTTGCCCCAGGAGAAAGTCGATTTGCTTGTCTTGCTCGTCCACCCGTTGGCGCAATTCCTTCAGATCGGAAACGTCTGCAATCCCCTGCTGATTGTTGAGCGCGTAGACAATGCCAGCGCCGACAAGCACGGATAGGGTGACCAGGATATATTCGAGGCTGATTTCTGACATTTATTCATCCCAACTGTTAATCCAGATTGATTCTACCCCCAGCGCCCACATCACCACCAATCCCCACCAAAAAGCGGTGAACCCACCGGACAGATAAAACGTCCAAGCAATCAAGCCCTGAATCACAAAGCCTGCCCCCGCTATGCTCCGAGCGTACCACGTGCGCCGATGGTTGACCGTCCGCAAAAGAAGCAGCCCGCAGATGCCTAAGACGGTGGCATAGGCCCACAGCGGCATGAGTGTGGATTGTATGCGGTAACTTGTAGTATATGTTGCGCCCGTCACAAGTACTTGGATGTATCCAATGGCCTGGGCAATCAGGATCAGCGCCGCCATGACACGGTGCATGAATCCAGCGGGCCGGTACATGCAGCGCATCACAGCAGATATTTCCAGAACGGTTTCTTGTCAGCCGCCCCAGCCGCACGAGTGTTCGGATTCGTCTGCTGCTGCTTTGCCGCCTCCGCCACGTAGGACGCCCAAGCCGACACCAGCGCCGTGATAATCATTGCCACGAGTACGCCGATGGCCTGTAGGCTTTGCAGCGCCTTTGGCATCCATTCCACGAATCCCAGGTGCAGCCAGGCCGAATCAACCCAGCCAATTAGCCAGTACAGGACGGCGAAAGCGCCTGTCATAGTCAATCCGGGTGTCTTAACTTTCATGGTGATACCTCCGGTGATAGTTGTTCCAGATGCAACTTGGCATTGGGGGATGTAATCCCCGGCCAAATTGGCTTATCAGTTTTGATGACAAGAACGTCCCGCTTCTCTTCCACCAGCGCACAGTTCAGGCACTTGTCGCCGTGCCAGTAATCGTCGTCGTCAATCCAGCGGTAACACTTCGGGCATTGTAGCATGGGCCGTCTCCTTTGCTTTGGCAGCTTCCGCCGCCTGCTTCTCCGCTTCAATCTGCGCCCCGCAAGCGTCGATGAACGCCTGGGCAATCAGGCGGTCGGCGGTACTCATGGCGGGTAGCATGGGGCGGGATAGTAGTTCGATCACGGCTTGCAAGTGTTCTGCGTTCATTTAGGTACTCCGTCCACAATTTTAACCAGCTTCGCCCAATTGCTTGTGGCGTTCGTGCCCAACGCCGTGTTGACAGCCGCCAACGCTGTAGCTGCTGCCAAGAACTCGGCTGCCGTGACATGGGCAAACGAAGAGATGGCGGCAAAGTCTTCATTCGTCAAGGATGCCATATTCTCGTTTGCCCACATTTGCGTGATGACTGTCAACCGACTTTGAATGACAATCAACTCCCTGGCTACCGACTGAATCTCGGTTGCGACGTTCTGTTGCACGTTCTGCATGACGATCTCCTATGTTGTTATGCTACGGCGTGAAAGCCAAAAGTCTCTAGCGTTACCAGAATTGAATTGATTGCCGTGCGCGCCTCTGCGTCTGTGGTTGCGCCGCCCGTGGGGTCAGCTACGTGTGCGATTCTAGCGGCTGCGGTCGCACCCAGGAAACCAATCCGTGCCGCCGCTCCGTCTGCATCTATGCGAATGCCCTCCCTCGCTGCTGTGTCGTACACCTTGAACGCCAGCCGTGATGTGCGGGTGGCATGGGTCGGCACGACCCAGGACGTTTCAATCGCCGCCTGTGTCGTGCCGACCGTGGTGCTGCTCTCTGCGTTTAGCAGGATGCCCACGCCCAGTCCCGCCGCCCCTACGCCAGCGCCGGTGACGTTAGCGCCCAGGGTGAGGATGTTGCGGATGGCGTTTGTGGCGGCAGTGGTGCTTACGCCGTGGATTGGAGTCTGTGCTGTCGTCGTCCCGAAACCAACAAATCCGTCTTGTTGAAACGTCACCCTTGGCAACCCAGCGACTTGATCATAAATGGACAGATCGCTACTCACCCCCACCGTTGCGCCCAACAATCCCCACCGCCACGACAAAACCGCTCCCGTGTAGAAAAGCATTTGAGCGTCGGTATTGGTTGCCGCCCGCCCAAAGTAGATCCCGGCATGTGAGTCAATCGAATTAACTCCAAGTCCAATGGTTCCAGTTCCCGTTACCTCTAGCTTGCGGGTGGTGGAAGCCGCCCCAATAGCGACATTACCATTATTCAGAACGGTCATCGCCTCAGTTGCACCGTTATTCCCCACCAGGAATATATGCCTCGCCCCCGTCGCCCCCACGCCGCTTGTCGTCTGGTAGGTGAGCGTCTGCGTGGTGGACGTGCCGCCGAGAATCTTGGGCGTGGTTATCTGCGTCGTGAACGTGGGGGAAGTCCCGAACACAGGAACCCCCGTCCCCGTCTTCGTGGTCAGCGCCGCCAGCAGGTTGGCCCCGGACGGTGTAGCCAGAAACGCCGCCACATTCGCACCCAGGCCGGAGACGCCGGTGGCGATGGGTAGGCCGGTGGCGTTGGTCAGCGTGGCGGAGGCGGGCGTGCCCAGGGCGGGCGTCGTCAGCGTGGGAGCCGTCAGCGTTTTGTTGGTCAGCGTCTGGATGCCGGTCAACGTAACAAGGCCGCTTGTGTCGGGTATCGTCACCGTGCCACCGCCCGCAGGCAACGCCAGAATATGCGTGGACCCGCTATCGCCGTCCACCAGGCGCACTTGGTCGTTAGCCAGGGGCAGACTCAGCGCACCGTAGCCAGCGCCTGGGGCGTCGGGTGTATCAGATTGGAGCACCTTGATTGTGCCACTCATAGAATCACTACCTTCCCATCAATCGTGATTGTGCCGTCTACTGTATAGGGTCCGTCAATTAGTATCTGCCAGCCCGCCGGAACAGTCAGGGCGTCCCCGGTGTCTACACTCGACTTCTCCATCATGGAACGGGTGTCCAGGCGCAATAGTGCCGCACGCACTGTGGCTGTGACGCCATCCAGGACGAAGGCCATTGATGCGGCAGTAAAGAGTGCGCCGCCGCTGTTTGCCGTTCCATCATGCACATGGTCGGCCAGGGCGGTCGTTGTCGATGTAGACGACCCACCGCTCCCCGCTATTGTACCATATCCAGAGACCGGCGCGTACACTGCCGCCGCTTTTCTGCCCACATTCGTGACAGGGATACTATCCCCTGTGTTGACGGCGATGCCCGTCTCGTTGCGAAAAGTGTACTGCTGTCCTTGAACTTGGATGCGATTGCGCCCAAGGTAGACGCCTGTAATCTTCTCCGGTTTGCGGGCAAAGGCGTTGACCAACTGCCCGCCTAGTGAAGCCGTTGACTGTCTACTCTTCGTGTCCCAGAACAGTGCGGTTGATGTCATCTGGCATCGTTCCTTGTGACCTGCACACCGACCACCACGGATGCCCAGGAGAAGTCACTGAACTCAACGTTCAATTTGCCCAGCATGTAGTCACGAATCTCCGTGCGTCCGCTGTAGTCCCAGGTCAGGGTATAGATTTCGCCAGTGGCCAGGCTTGTGCCCACGAACGCAAGTTCCATCGTCACATCGTAGGGCCGCCGCAACTGCCAGAACCGCTTGAGTGCCCCTGCCGTGGCCGCTGTGGTGTCCGCATAGATGTATGGTCCAATCCTACTGGTTTCCCCTGTAGCGAGGCGTGGGGAGGGTTGTGCGACAATCTCCGTAGCCTTCTCCGCCAGGCTTCGCCACTCCACTTCCAACTCCCCAACGTTCAGCCCCGTAGACCGGTTAAGGGACACGCCACGAACCTGATTCCGTCCCCATGCGCCGTCAGCCGCTGGTGTCCCTGCCCAGAACGGGTCAAGGCTCACATACAGCTTGCTATCCCACCCCCCACGAATCCGGGTGCGAGTGTAGGAGGCGAGGTCGGACAGAATGGGCCACATAGACCCGCCTGCCGTGGTGTATTCGGACGGGCTGATGGTATCTGCCGCATCTACGATGGCCCCGGATGGCAATTCGGCCTGGGAGATAATGGCGTCAATCACCTCTGCCACTGTGCCCGACTCGATATTGGTTGTGCTGTTCAGCACGTCACCAGATACCAGGATGTCCACTTCGTTGACCCGCATTCTACTAACTGGGTCTGACATGACGGTGAACTCTACCAACAACCAGCGAATTCGTGGGTTGGTAGCGGATAGGTCTAGGGCATAGGTGGTCAAGGCATTGCCCGTTACGGTTGCCAGCACATCGTAGTCCAGCAGGTAGTTGGTATCGTCGGGTGTGCGGGCCAAGGTTAGCACGGACCCGTAGACGATAAAATCTTTTGGTACTGGATAGGTGGTGGGGCGTTTGATATTGATGGTCTTGACCGGGAACGCATCCGTGGCAACCAGGGCAGGATTGACGAAGTACACTTTGTCCCCAAGGCTATGGGCTGCGGCAACTGTACCATTCGCTCCACGGGCTAGAATCGTCACAGTCCCAAGCGCAAAGCTGCGGGCACTGTAGGTCATCTGCTCATCGCCAATCTGGATTGTGCCCGTTGCGGGTAGCCCCTCTGCGCTCACGCCAGCCGGGTTCTCCATTTCCAGCGCAGCGCCCGTCCCGGGGACCGTGTTCGTTATGTCTCCTACCAGCGTCAGGCCAATCTCCGGCAAGTCAAACATGAGCCAGGACTTTGCCGTGTTGAGAATCACATATCCCGGTGTGGCAACTCTCCCCACCTTCCAGAAGTTAGCCGTCACCGTGGGGGTAACAGGATTGTGGTCCATGCGGGCAGTTTCAGCCGTGCCGAAGGCAGCCAAGGCGCTACCCGTCCACGTAGGTGCCCACACGGTCATGGGTTCGCCAGTTCCCCAAACTACCTGACTTTGCCCCTGCCCTGTCGTCCCCATGTAGAGGCGCAGAATGCCCCCAGCCGAGGATAGGTAGTCAAAGATAGCCTCACCCGTACTCCCCGTAGTATAGGGGAAAACGGGAGCGCTTGTCTCAGTGACAGTCAACGTTCCACCCGTTAGGCTTGCTCCACTTCCGCTCATGCCAGGGCCGAACTCTTGCCCCAGGGCGTTGATGAAAGTCACACAAGATTCTGCGCTGTTCCTGTCACCCTTGTATCATCCACGCCTACGCTGGACAGAGCAACCAGGGCCGCTTGCACCGTGGTCGCTGTTGCATTGTAGGCGATTGCGCTGGTTGTCTGCCCATCCACGGTCAGGGTAAAGGTGCCGCCCGTGGCGTCGTTGGAAACGCTATACTTCTGGTTGCCCATATTGTAGAGTTCCCAATCGGCAAGGTCCAGTACCGCCGCCGCCTGGTTCTCCGGGTTCTCTTCGTTGAACAGGTCAGGGTTCTCTGCCAGGATGATGATGTCGCCGGAACTATAGTCTAGCGACCCACCAGGATAGGGATTCTCGAAGCGTACCATGTAATCCCATCCGGCAATCAGCCAATCGCTGGCGTCAAAATCCTGGAAGAAACTTACCTCCACCCAGCGATAGCCATCCCCCTGCCCCGTATATTTGGTGATATGAAGTTGCGTAATCCCGTGACTGGACGTGATGCCATCTATGGCACTGGCCGCTGGTGCCGGGAGCGGGTTGTGTTCGCCGTAGTAGCGCCCGCTCACCCAGCCCGTGTCCAGTGAACCGTCTACGATTGTGGCCGCTGTCACATTCTCAGATGTTGCGGTGATTTCCCCGTTGCCATTGCCAATCGCTTTGTAGACCGGTTCAAGGGTAGACGAAGCCGTGATGTTGGCCTCTTCCGCAATGTCTCGTGGGCCTACGTGTACACCGGTGATATTTGTGTTCGCCAGCATCCCCGCAAGGGAAGATACCGTGGCGGTCCATTCCCTGGTCTTCCCCTCATCGTCCTTGGCATTTACGGCCGTCAGCCAGCCGATGGCGAAATTGGTCCAATCCCCCCACGCGTTGGCTACGATGCTCCGTGCCTGCACAATTACAAGGTGTCCAGACCTCAGAACGCCAATGGGTGCGTTCACCCCGGCAAAGTCTACCTCCCATGAGGACGTGGACAGGTTGCCGTCCATGCTATCCCGCAGGGTGAACTTGCCAGTCTCCATTGTGACAGGAAACCAATAGTGGGCGGCGGCCCCAGCGGTATGCACGCCTGTGTACTCTGTGTCCACCGTGTCCCGTGTACAGCCTGTTAACGTGCTGCCCGTGCGCCCGGTGTAGGTAGCATAACCCCACGCCTCGCCAGTGGCGTTCGGCCCCAGCCACACGCCGCCTGAAGTGGGCCAGGTGGTGGCCGCCGTCAGCACAATGGACGTAGCGCCAAAGGCCACGGTCGTCGCCACGGTGGTTGCAGCGGCGGGCGTGTAGGCGGTGAGGGTTAGCGCCGTCCAGTCCCAGAAGTCGGTATCAGTCGTCTTGCGCCAGGGCGGGCCGACAAAGAAGCGGGCCTGACTGTATCCAGCCTTGCCAGACAGTTGCAGATTGGAAGTCAACGCAGATGGCGGAGACAAGTTTCCTCCCTTGCGCCCGCCACTCGCAGAGCGTGTGGAAGTGTGAGATTGGCCACGACTGGCAGAGGAAGTGACGTTGCCCCGTCCTCCTGCCAAGACGGGTACTTGGATGATGGAAGCGTAAGCAAAACCAGCCGATATCTTGCTAGTTGCAGTTGCTTTTATCGAGGCAAGAGTAACCCCAGCCGACACCTTGCTATCAGCTGTAGCAACAATAGAACTATATACACTTCCTGCACTGATTTTGCTGTCGGCCACTTATGTCACTCGCTTCCATCCGAGTTCAAGAGCGTCAAGTTCTGCCGTGGACCAAGCGGCGCTGGTATCAGGGCTTAGAGTTAGAACATCCGTGCGCCAAGCGTATGAGGTTGATGGGACAAAGGATGTCTGGTCATAATCCGTACTATTGACCCGCACGAAATGGGCCATGTTATCAGCGCCCGCAGCGGAGTTTGCGACATTGGAGACAAGCATCACTGCCCCCACGGTTCCTGTAACGGCCGTGTTGGTCAAGTTGACGCTGGTGCGCTGTCCTGTAGTGGATGACGAAAGCATCGTTATGTCGCCGTCGGGCAGACTCCCATAACTGGCCACGTCGTCTACTTCGGTGTAATCCACCGCACCACCCGTGCTGGTCATGGCCGTGTACGTGCCATCTGCGTTGGGCGTAAACATATGCACGCCTGCGCCGTTGGGCCACGAATTGGATACCGTGCCGGTGGTGTCGTTGACAATTACGTCGTCAAAATAGAAGTCTGCTTCTCCTCCTGGACCGCCGCCGTCGCCGTTGTGGGCAACACCCATTTGGAATGCTTGTATATTGTCGCCGCTAACATTTGTATCTATTCCCGTCAGGTTAATATCGACGGCTCCATTTACTCTAGTTGTTATCACGCCAGCCGAATCATGTATCACCACTCGCAATTCGACGCAGTACATCTGGTCTGCCCCAATAGCAACGCTGCCAGTGCCAAGAAGCGTTCCTGTGTGCGCGCTCCCTCGGTAGACTCTGATTAGATTGGTTGGGCCGTCAAGAGTAAGCGTTATCTGCTTAGAGGTATCACTGGAAAGAAGAACTAGGAAGGCAACACCAATTCCACCATGTCCTTCAACTAGCGGAGTACCTGAATCCCAAAGCAGGGGAACCTGAAAAAACAGTTCAGTATATGTTGATGGCAGTGTTTCAGATAGGTAACGCTCATAGGCTTCAGTAGTGCTTCGGATTCGCACGGCACCGCCGCCAGTCCTGGCGTTAGCGGCCACATAGGTGAGTTCGCCCTGCGTGGCACCGCCCTCGGTAAACGAGGTCCACAATCCAGGATCGTTTTCCGCAAATTGAATTTCAAAGCTGTCCTGCCAAATAGTTGCCATGTGTGTCTCCTAACTTAGTACCAGGGGCAGCAAATGCCCAATTTCAATTTGCACGTCCCAGTAAAACGAACCACGGTAGCTTGCGTAACTGGGTAGATAGAGGATACCGGACGTGGCGTTGTAGGTATCCTTCTTGTGATCCCACAACTCCGCCGCCGTCAGTGTCAGGGACGACGCCCCAGCCAGCATGGTGGTTAAGAGCCAGTCCATTTCAGTCTGGGTGCAGTGGGACCACTTCCAGATTACGCTTTGCGGGCCAGCCAACACGGTAGCGCCCGTGCCGGAAACCGTGCCGATGGATTGGGTTTGGAAACGGTATACGCCTCGTCCGCTGAGTGAGGCAAGGACGGGTATGGTGTTGAGTGACGGGACGGCCAAAATATACCTCTTTTCCTACTAGCATTTTAACCAAAACTGTGATAAACTTACGTCATCTAGGGTGCATAATCGTTGACTTTTGGTGTCAAATAATATAGTATTACCAAGCCTTCTGTTGGCGATAGCACCCTAGATAAGTGCCAATCGTCATTTCTAACAGGAGGCTTTTTTTATGCTTGAAAAAACGTGTACCAAATGCGGAAAAACCAAGACCGTTGATAATTTTTACAAAGTTACAAGAAAGGAAGGGAAATACGAAAGCAGGTGCAAGGAATGCACTATTAAAAGACAAAGAGATGCGTTGATGAAGAAAAAGAAAATAGTCGTTAGTGAAAAGGTATGTGTATTTAAGGAATGTGTTCATGGTGGAGTCCCACAGGACATTGATAACTTTCACAAAAACATTCTCAGCGTTGATAGTCACAATATATATTGCAAAGACTGCCAAAAAATAGTAGCGGAAAGATACCTGTCCAAGAATGTGGATGAAATAAGACGCAAGGAACGAGAAAGATATTGGGCGGGAAGGAAAAAACCTCTGAATAGGATCAGGAAAAGAAATGAAGAACCCGCTCTCATGTTGCATCCAGAAAAAGGTGCAGCCAGGTTAGCCGTACTAAATGCCAAGAGGCGTGGAGAAATTCCGTTTGCATCATCCCTCATCTGCGCCGATTGCGGTAAACCTGCAAAGCACTATCATCACGAAAGTTATCTCCCTGAACACTGGTTAGACGTTGTGCCACTGTGTACGCTTTGTCATGGTAAGCGGCATCGGAAGTATTAGCCACATCACATTCCAGCGGCGTTAGATTCAAGCCACTTAACTATGTCAGCCTTCACCGAATTGGCTATTGCCAAACTCCACGGGGCAGAAAGGATTCCACCCTCCCCGGCGAAACCGGCGAACAGGCTATTGGCAACATCCTTGCCAACGTCTTGAATCCGCATTTGGTTGGCAGGTAATCCCAACTGATCCGACAATCCTGTTATCACAACATCGGCCATGTCAACCTCGCCGTCACGCCCCAGTGCCGTTGCCACACCCTGATTCACGGAACTGGCAACACTTGTCCCTGTCCCGCCCGGAGACACGCCACCGCCCATCCCTGGCCCAATGCCCTTTGCCGCAAGTTGCGAGTTGAAGAATCCAACGCCAGCTTCCTGCTGTGTAGCCTTGGCAATGCCAGCGGCAATCGCATCCCAGTTGACCAGCGTGTCGATGTTCTGCTGCCCGAACTGAGTGCCTAGCACAGCGCCGGACCCAAGTTCTCCGGTCGCCATTGACGCAAGCATCTCGTTGGACAGTCCACTCACGATTCCTGGTGCAAGCCCCGTAGATGCTGTGACCATCTCTTCGACAAAGCTGCGTGTCACATTCGGCCAATCCACACCGTTGACAAGTTCGTCGTTCATTTGGCGGGTGAAATCGTCGGCAAAGTTCTGCGGCACACCGGCGGCGGCTTGGTCTAGTTGCTCCTGAGTGACGGGGCTTGGACCACTTCCCGGCAATCCTGGGATGCTGTCTAGTTTACTTTTGAAGGCTGAGGCGGCATCGGCGGCTGCTTTGTCCCAGGCAGAACCCGATGCTTTGGCGGCAGCGGCATTGTCCCGCGCCCATTGGGTTGTCACGTTCACCATTGCGGGGGCAACTTCGCCGTTGAGCCAACCCTCTACGCCCCCCCAACTTGTGGGCATGTTTTCCGTAGTCGTCGGCCTGAACTGTGGGCCGTAGACACCTTGCAACATACTCCCCATGCCGCTGGGAATCAGGGAAAGGAACATGTTGGCAAGGTTGGCGATGTCTAGAATCTGCTGCTTGGTGATTTTGCCGGTCTCTACTGCTTTTGTCCCAATGTCAACCAAGGCCTTCTGAATGTTTTCGAGTCCGCCCACCCCCATGCCGGAAGCATCGTCAATGGCGTCCAGGGTATTGGTAAGCTGCGTACCGGCCATGCCCATCTTCACAAAGTCATCATCTTCTGGGAAGAAGCTCAGTTTTGCGGCGTTGCGCTCGGACAGGTTTTTATTGTATGCGTCAATCAGCATCATGTCAGAACGCCACACGGACACGACATCTCGCATGGCGGCGGCACGGGCTATTTGTTCTTCTGTAACTGTTCCTCCCTCAACGGCCTTGGCGATGTCGCGCAAGTCGGCCATCATGTCGTCTGCGCCAGGAAGTGACATATGAATAGCCGTGTCGATTGTGCCAATATCGGACAACAGCCCTTCCATCATCTTGATCTGGTCTTCAACTGCCGCCACAGGGGATACGTCAATCTGATCCGCAGATAACCAACCGCCACCAGTCATGCCCGCCGACATCACCTGTCCCAATGAAATCTTGGGTGTATTTGCGAGAATGGTTGCTCTTTCCTGTTCCAGCCGCTGTTGTTCCTTCGCCTTTTCCAATGCGGAAACCATAGCATCTTTGAGCGTGGTTTCCAGGGCTAGCCTGATTCCTTCAATGTCGTCACCAATGGCAAAATCAACCAAGCCCGTCACAATGTTAGCCCAGAGCTCTTTTAGGGCGACAGCGGTGGGAGCCATAGATGTTTTCACGCGGTTCATGCTGTTTTCAATGTCTGCCGCCGCCCGTTCAATCCGTGTGGCTTCATCCTCCACGGGCTTGCCAAAGTTAGCGATGTCCATCTCCGCCACGGCCAGCACACTGTCCAACATGGATTGAACGCTACTGTTCACTTCCTTGACGCTGATGCCCAGGATGTCGGCCATCTGCTTGCTGGAAATACCCAACTCATCCAAAAGTTCTGTTTCACGCTTGGCAACACCTCGAATCAAGCGGGAGAAGGCTTCTTCTGTGCTGAGGTTCTTGCCCTCTTGTGTCAACTGCGTAGAGCGCAGGCGGGCAAACTCGGCAAGGGTGGCAATCTGGTCCTCTGTCACATCCAACGCATCCTGCTGGGCGGACACCAGGAGCAGGTTGGCACGGGAGAGCATGTTGTAGTCTGCAACGGTTCCCTGTGTGGCCGCCCGCATCTTGGTGGTCAGGGTATCAGCGGTGATGCCGATCTGAGCCGCCAGTTCCCCATAACTATTGGTCAGGCGGGCGATTTCAGCGCCTTCTGCCCCCATGTTCGCCACAGCGGTAGCGGCCTGCTTGCCCGAGTAAAGGGCAAGGCCAGCAACGCCACCTCCATAGAGCAGGTTCTTTGCCCCAGCCATGACACGGCTCACGGTGATGGCATTCTTTCCGGCAGAGCGGGTGGCTGCTGCTGCCGCCTTCTCGGATGCTCTTATTTCAGCCGCTGCCGCTTTGTTCGCCTCTGAAACTTGCCGTCTGCGATAAGTCAGGGCGGCTTGCATGGCACGTTGGCGGTCACGAATCTCTGCGTCGGCGGCTTTGTTGGCAAGGCGCTGTACGTCGGCAAACGCCTTCTTCGACACCGCTACCTGTCGCTTTCGGTATGTAACAAACTTCGCCAAGTCCTCTGATCTCGCACGCTGTGTAGCCCGTAGAGCTTGTGCCTCGGCGCTATTTACGGCCATCCGGCTTCCAGTGCCGGCCGCACCCGCACCGCCCCCAGCCGTTCCCCGCGCCAAGGCATCAATCTGGCGTCTTGCTGCCGCCACATCGGTGGTGTCAATATCAACCTTGTAAGTTAGGCGTCTATCGGGCAACAGGCACCTGCCTTGTCATAAACATGGCGTCCAGGGCATCCCCTAGCCGATTCTCGGAAGCCGATGTCAGATTCATCACAGACCGCTCCGGGTTGTTTGGGTGAAGCGCACGTGGTCCTTCGTGATGTCGCACAAAATCATGCTCGCTGCCATATTCCATGTGCCAACCAGATTCGTTGGACGTGACTTCTTCATTATTGGCGGTCGGATTCAAAAAAGAACGCATGTACTCTCCACCCCGCACGAGGATGGGGTGGGCAGGCGGAAAGCCAAGTGCCCGTCTCTCTCGCTGAGTACGCTTGGCGAGACCCGGCCAAGAGCCGCTGGGCTGTCCGCTGCCCTCGTTGGCGAAGTTGCTGCCAAACTCGGCACGCACGGCCCGAGAGACGGTAGATTTTTCAGTTTCCGTTGGGGATTCTAACGATTTGAGGAATTGACGCAGGGCGGCAAATTCACTGCGTGCCTGGTCCGAAGGGTAGATGCGGATACTCATTTCTTTTCCCCCTTCAGAAAGGTTCTACTTCGTTTTAGCCGCTTCTCCCTGGCGGAGATGGTGGCGAAATCCTTCAGCAATGCCCCGCTGCCTGGTTCTTGGGCTAGTCTCCAAAGTTCACCCAGTGACTCCCCGCCCATGCCTGCCATATTGCGCCACAGGACATAAAGGTCAAGATGCTCGTCTCTTACCAATATCCAACGATTGCGCTCTCTCGCAATGCCCTGGGGCGACATGTCCAGATAGTCTGGTTGTTCGTCGTCGTCAAGCAGACTTTCCAGCGTTTCATCTAGGCGAGAACGCTGCTCGTCACTCGCCTGACTGCTAAAAAATCTGGGATGCTACTCAACACCCCCGCATTCAAATGCCGGGTGGCGTCTCTCCAACTATCCAGCAACTCCACGGGCATCTTCTCCGCCATGCCATCCAGCGTCACCCACTCCTGGGGAACAAAGGCTGCTTCCCATTTGGGAATTGCACCGTAAGGCACAAGGGCCCTTTCTGCTTTGTAGCGAACTTCAGCGCCTACCTTCTCCCTATCAACTGCACATAACATCTCAGCCCGGAAGTAGACGATGTTGCGCAGGTAGATTAGTTCCTGGTCATCAAACTCACTGCCAATGTCCTGCCCCGTGCGCTGCGTAAACCATTCCTGCCCCTCTTGTGCTAGCTTTGCATAATATCCACGGTCCAGGAAAGAGACGGCGTGGACGGTAAAGCGCAGCTGCTCTTCGGGCGGGATCTGTTTCAGCAGTTCGTTACGGGCCTCTTCTATGTCATCGCCCTCCACCATGCCAGGAAGGTCCGCTGCTGTGAGCAGGGCAACGGCTTCCTGGGCATCGGGTGGCAAACCGTAGGTGTACGTTACTTGAATTTTCAAGTTAGCTCCCTGCGTAGCTGGAAGTGCTGTTGATTAGGACAATGGTGATGGGGGCGCTGGCGGCATTGTCTATCATGCGATAGCGGGCGTTATAGATAATCTGGCCGCCTGCCGTTACGTCAAACGGGTCCATCATCACCTGGGCAGTAGGGATGGTGGCTTGGAACGAATTGGCGATTGCACCGGTGATAAAGGCCGGGGAGGTGAAACTCCACACAAGCTGGGCTTCCGGGATGGGGATGACGGGGGCCGTCCCGCCCGAAGCGCCATAGATGAACTCTTTATAGATGTTCTCGCTGAACACCAGACCCTCCAGCGTACCGGAGATAACCTTGCCCGTGGGGGAGAGGGTGGCCCGACTAAAGCTGTGCAGGTTTTGTTCCTGGTCGTCTAGCGGGTTGTCGATGGTCAGGGTGTAGGAGCGGGGCGTCCCCAGGGTGACTGCCGTGATGTCGCTGGACGTGACGGTGAAGGCACCTTGGGCCTGAGAAAGCATAGAGTCGGTTTCTTGTACCACCGTCTCGCTGCCTGCGCTGGTGGCCTCGCTGAGACCGGACGCCGTACCTGTTACGTCGATTCCTGTACGGCTTGCGGCAAAAACAAGCTGGGAGAGGCGAGCATCCGTAATTTTGCGTTCGTAGCGGGCGGAGTCCTCCCCAACGGCGCTCATCAAGCTCACCCAGCTTTCCGCTTCGGCGTCGGCCAGGGTAAAGGTGTGGGTGTAGTACCATCCCGTATAGGTGGCCGTGGTGCCGCCGCCCGTGAGAGAACCAGCGTTCGCCGTCATGGTAGCGGACGTGACGCCGCTGTCTACGGTGATGGTATAGTTGCTGGCAGTTCCCGTTACCGTGGCTGCCGTGACAGTGGACAGCAACTCAATGGCCGTTTCGACTGCTCCGATGGCGGCGTCAAAGGCAATGGCGCTGGTGGTCTGGGCAGAGACGGTGATGGTGAACGTACCGCCAGTGGCATCGATGGTAAGGATAACCGTGGTGGCCGTGGTGTTGCCGAACCCGATACCGGCCAGGGCGTAGCCGACCAGGTTGGGATAGAGGCGAAAGGCCAGGGAAATGTCGGCCATGTAGCCCGACCGGATGGGCGTGGATTGCAGGGCGGTGGAGCGCTGATGAATGCCCGTGTGTTCACCAGACGGGTCAATCTCATCATATACAGGATTGACGCCGTGGCTGGACATGCGGCCTCGGATAAAGTTGGTGGTAGCAGCCGTGGCTTTGGCGGATTGTTTGGCCAGGGCAAAGCCAGCAGTTTGATAAAGCATAGGTTATTCTCCCGTAGACTTCTGATAGATTGCCTTGGCCCGTGCTGGTCCAATGCCAGGCAGACGGGTAAGTTTTCCAATTCCGTTGGCCTCCACATCCTTGCGAATGCTTTCCCAACTCTCATAGCCAATGAACCACAGAGTTTGCGCCAACTCGTCGTCAATGCCACTGACTTCCTTAAAGAAGTCCCATAGTTGGGCTTCCTCACCCGCTTCAACCGCTGGTCTCGGCTCGATGGGCAAGACGGCTTTCTCCCACTGCCCGGAAAAGGCCAGCAGCAGAGCCCCCACCTTGTCCGACACAGTGTAAACCTGCCCATGCACCAGGGGCGTGTCACCCACCAAGGCCACGGTGACTGATTGAGTTTTGCTGCGCACATCGATAAAGCGTATTTTCATGGTCAAACCTCAGTGTATATGTCAATGGGCAGCAGTGTGCCGCCTATATACTTGCCGCCCTCGTGTCCCCGCACCTCAATCACACCCCTTGCCATAATCACATCAATGATATGTTCGGTGTCGGTTGAGGAGATACCACCCAGGGCATAGTTGTCTCGTATCAGTTCACGAAAACGGCGGGACAGTTCCTTGGCCCCATCCAGGGCGGCGGCATAGGTCGTTTGGGGGTCTGTGGCCGCTATTAGGTCGTAGGGGTACTTCACATCCACATGAACGGTTCCGTCCCCGTGGGGGCCTTGGGGGGCGTCACCGTAGCGATTGGCTGGTTCCCACATGCGACCTACGATAAAGACGGCAGGCAGGGTGATGTCTCCTAATGGACTGGAGCGCAAGTCCGTTTCCCACTGGTCCACCACTTGAATGGTGGCAATCTTGAAAGTAGCGTAGGCGGAACCAGTCCCCATGTCCGACAGCACCAGGGCCGCCAGTTTATCGTCAATGTCGTTCCACAGACTGGCGCTCATTCGTCTTCTGTCCAGTTACTCTTGTCGTAGAAGTGAGTGGAACGAGAGAAAGCGGGAACCACCCTGTCAGAGTCGTCCTTCACCGTGTCTCGGTCGGCAACGCTGATTCCCCCTGCGTAGGGAATGGCTAGGATGGAGGCGGATGTTACGCCGTCCACCGCAAGCGCCTGTTGTTCCAGCCATTCAGCCAAGGTGACGGCCATATCAGCCGCCGCATCATTGCTGACACCGGCGTCTTTCCAGTGGCCCAACCTTGCCAGGTCGCGGGCCAGGGTGCGCAATCCCCATGCGGCTGCCAGGCGCAGGTTACTGCCCTGGGCGTTGTCTATGAATATCTGCCATTCCTCATCCGAAAAAGCGGTATTGGCAATGTTGGTATCGCTTGCGTACAGGCGCACCTTGCCAATATCGGTAGAGAGGGTATAGGTGGCAGCCATAGACTAAGCCTTCTTCCCACGTTTTGCACGGACAGGCTTGACGACAACTTCCTCAACCACAGGCACGTCAACTTCCTCAACCGGAGGTAGTTTGTCCGCAAGCACGTCAAGGAAGTCGGCCTCGGCAAGCAAAGCCCGTGTCATGGTAATCTCTGGGTCGCCGTGGGGCTGGTAGAAGGACGGTCGCTTCATACCAAACCGTTCGGCCAACTTTCCCGCAGCCGCCCCTGCCTTACGCACAGCGTTGAACTGAATCTCGTTCATGGTTCACTCCTTCTACAGCACGTCGTAGTCGTTCAGATTCACGCCCAAGTCATCCAGCACCGCAGCCGTCACCTCTGCCCGGTCCGTGGCATTGTCCACCGCTGCCAGCATCCCGGCGTCCTTCGCCTTGCCGAAATGCTTCTTTAGCTTCTTGCCGATGGCCTTGGCTTTGGTCTTGGTGATTTTGTCTGGTTTAGGTGGCATTGTCGGCCTCCACAATCTCGCTCATATACGCCCAATCCGGGTCAGCGTCCAGGATGTCCCGGTTGGCGGGCGTCGTGTGTAGCATCACCGTGGCGGGAACGTCTTGCCCCTGTACAGTCGGCGTCATCAGCACATAGCCGCCCCGCAGCACGCCCTCGGCGTCGGTGTAGGTGAGTTCCATGTCCTCCGGGAATTGGATCTGGTTGTTCTGGTACGGTGCGACGAAAATGTACTTACCCATTTGCCACCTCGTTGAGTGGTGCGTCGTATTCGCCCGCCGTGCCTCGTGCGTATACGGTGAAGTTGTCGAACGTATTCGCAGAGTAGGTGCTGAATAGCCCATGCAACGTATTCGACACAATCCCCGCATCCGCAATCGTCCCCGTCCCGACCAAGGCGTTGTTGTAATACAACCTGTACGCCGTCCCGTCCTTGATGACCCGCAACTCTGCGCCCGCGCTGTACGTAGCCGCCGCCGTGATAACGGTTGTGTAGGTTCCGGCTACGCATTTCTCCAGTTTGCAATTCGTGCCGTCATGGTAGGCGATCACGAAGTTGGCCGGTGTCCCTGCGCTGTCCAGGTTGACGACCACGCCCGCCTGCGTGCCTTTGGTCAGGGTGACGGCGACCGTGGCGAGTACATCCGGGGTTGAGTGGGTGGTGGAAGAGAATAGGTCGGCGAGGACGAGGGCTTTGATGGATATGTCATCGAAGCGTGATTCATCTCCAATGCTAGCCGTGTAGGCGTATAACCGTATTCCAATTGACGAAAGATTAGAACGGAATGTAGCATTGAAATTTGTCCAAGTACCTGATGCTGATGTTGAAATTGCCTTAACGGTTGATGGCGCTTCGATAAATTCAGCATGTAAAACCTTTGACGCAATACTTTTATGCCAACCGCTTACCCTGTGCCATGCGCCAACAGTGGTGGATACATTTTGTCCAGCGTATCCATATCCCGCTGTATTTATTACGGAGACTGCCTGGCTTCCAGCCCCACCCGTGCGCTCGTCTGCTACTGCACTGAGTGTGGAACCGCTTGGTGTCCAACTACTCGGCGGGTCTCCCGTCTCCATGCCCCCATTCACCACCAACTCACTGCCCGTCCCCGGCGTATTGCTCGCCTTGCCCGCCGCAGCCGTCCACGACGCCCCGGTCCACACCTTCCCGCCGCCGCCTGAGCCGATGCCCCCGGCGATGCCTTCTGCGTGACCTTTTCCATCAGAATTCGGCAATGTCATATCGCACCTCCATTCGGCAGTGCAGTTTTGCACGTTAGACGACTTATGTTATAATTAACAACAGGAGGAATGACATGACTGAAACTTGGAAAGAAATCGCTGGTTGCGCTGGATACGAAATCTCTAATCATGGCAGGGTAAGATCGTGGTGGAACACTCACGCCCAGATGCTTGACGAACCCCATATTCTTAAACAGTCTTTGACCAAAAAGGGTCGCCCGGAAATAAGAATTCGTTGCGATTCTAAACGGAGAACGCTTCGCATCCATATCATTGTTCTCGAAACGTTTGTCGGGCCACGTCCCCACGGATTGCAAGCCTGCCACCATGACGACAACCCACTGAACAACCATGTCTCCAATCTTCGGTGGGATACTCATGCCTCTAATGTTGCGGACGGCATTCGTAACGGCACGGTTGCCAAAGGTGAACGAGCGGGAAAGTCCAAACTCACAAAAATCCAAGTTCTTGAAATTAGAGATAGGTACGCCAACGGAGAAAGCTCTACGGCGCTGGGTGATGAATTTGGCGTTGCTGCCAACTCTGTCCGTGCAATTACTAGTGGGAAGTCCTGGAGACACGTCGGCGGTCCTAGAACTTTTGACGAGCGTGTTAGCGGCAACCATTACATTGGCGGTGGTCGTAGAATTTCTGATGATCGTATCCCCGAAATTCTGAGACGTCGTAGCAATGGAGAAGCCTTCAAATCCATTGCCAAAGACTTTGGTGTCTCCGACACAACTATTCGCAATTACGTTCGTAAAAACACTTAACATGTTAGCTGTCCACCGAAAAAGAATCAGAAGTCTCAGGCACGGGTAGCCAGGAGAGTTGGGCGACTTTGATGTAGTTGACTAATGGCGCACCGTTATAAATTGGAGCGGCTGGGTATAATGATGTAGTTGTTCCGCTACTACCTACCCACAACAGCGTCCAACGTCCGTCCAAGTACACAAGCACCGCGGAGCCAGTTGAGCGTAAAATCACGGTATACTTGTAGGTCGTCGCCGCACTGATTGATTGCAGATTGATTGCGGGAAACAAGAAAATAACATCCTCGGTGATCTGTAAACCAACGCCATTGCTGGGCGTCCCGCTTTGCGCCGCCGACCACCCCAAGCCAGTATACTTGGAGGGTCCAGGCGGTGATACGTGTTCAGCCACAAAAGCCAGCCCCGCCGTCCTCGTCTGCGCCCCATACCACAGCCCCGGATCACCCCACGCCGGACTCGCCTTCCCGCCCGCAAACACAGCCGCCCCGCCGCTGATACTCAGCTTGTTCTCGGTATCCGTGACGGTCCTCGTTCCAGGACCAGGCTCGGCGGAACTTCCGTTGACGCTGCCCGCCGCTAGGTCCGTGGTGAAGTTGTCACGCAGGAGCCACTGCTGTATGAACCTGTACCCCCGCCCGCCCAGCACTCCGGCAATGGTGGAGGGTGTGCCTCTTAGAATCGGCATGGTCAGTCCCTCAGCAATCCGAACCGCATCTGAAAGTCACTCGTCGCCGCAAAGGTCGGGGTGGATGTGACCACAAAGGCCGCATACAGGCTTGTGCCTGTGGTGGCTTTCAGCGTGCGCCCCAGGCCGGACAGGTTGGCGTAGCACTTCGAGTTGATGGTCACGTAGTCAGCCGCCGAGACGGGGATGCTTGCCAACACGTTGAAGTCGTTGGTACTCAGCACCACCGCTGCATTGTCGGTCAGGGTTGCCGCCGTGGGGTCCGCATCAAAGAGCAGGATGGTTCCCGCAGGCTTCTGGTTGGCCCGCCCGGAGATCATGATTGACTGTAGCACAGCCGTTCCCCCGCTTACCCGCAGGGCAGAGGTCAGCGTAATCTTGCCGCCAATGCTATCCCCCGCAGTGTAGGCGGATGCGGCAGAGACGATGATGGTCGGGGTGATGACGGCAGAGTTGCCACCGATTTCGCCAACATGGGCTTCACCTGCGCCAACTTGCACAAGGTTCGTTGTTCCGGGTGTAGTCTGGTCGATGGCAACATTGCCAATCACGTCCGTACCAGCGCCTAGCGTCACATCGCCGCCCGTGATATATCTATTCAATGGCATGTTCTATTTTCCTCCATAGGATTTGTGAAATATCACGGGCGGCTAACTATGCCAGCGTAGCCCAGTGCAAAGTTACGGTGCCGCTGATGGTAGCAGACTGATCCGCTCCGTTTGCCCATGCACCAGCCAAGTTGACATGGACGGTTTTCGTGCCGCCTGTCTTGGTCAAAGCCACCACTCTGGGCGGCAATTGGTTAACGCTCATGGTCGTCTGTCCCTTCGGCGGATTCGCCGCCCTCGCTCATTGTAGCCGTTTCCTCTAGCAGAGTGAGCCAATATTCGCAGTCCTGGAGAGCGCCGTTGATGGCGTGAACATTGGCGACTAACTCAACCTTGTCCGATCTCAGTTGGGCCAATCGCGCCTCTATCTGCTCGCGATTAATCACTACGCTGCCGCCATCACAGGAATGTAGTACGTCGTGCCATTCAGCTCCACCTTGAAGTTCAAAGCCTGTTGGTTGCTTACAACCGACTTTCCGGCAGCCTGAGCCGCGATGAACGTGCTCGAGGTGTCCACGGCTTCGAGCAGAAACGTCGAGCCGGTGCCTTCCCAGCGAATCAAAGACCGAATCTTTGACCCGCCAGAAGAAATCAGAAGACCGAACACTTCTTCTGCCGACACGTCGTTGTTATTGATCTGGATGTCTGACCACAATGGGGCGACACGCATGCCACTGTCGAATGTCGCGCCGCTTGCGCCACCAACCTTGGCCCAAACAGGATGCAGACCAGCGGTCGCATCCCCGCCCCGCGTGGTCACGGTTGCTCCAGATTCAACCAGAATATGAAGCTGCGCGGCTGAGGCCGCATTTACCGATGCTCCGCTTTTCAGTTGGGCGGTGTTGCCCAGTCCGAGCAGCTTAGCAGTCCCCGCCGTCTCCGGCTGGAAGTACGCACTGTACCTGAAGCCGCTGGCTGTCGCACCACTGAAAGCCATCCAACCAGTCACAGCCTCGAAATCAAGGGGTGACCCCCTTATAACCCTGGCCCCCGCTGCGAGGGTCAAGCTGGAAAAGTCGAGCACGGCAGTTGTATCGTCCGATGCTGCGGCAATAACGGCCTTGGATGCCGTCACCGTACCAGCCGTTACGCCATCAAGTGCTTCAAGTTCCGCTTCATTGATTTCGGCCCCGCCAATACTCAGCGCACCGACAATCGCCTTGCCCTTCGTAATCAGATTAGGCATGTACCGCCTCCTCGTTCAGTTCTTCGATACGCTTCTGGAAAAGTTGCATGGCGATTTCACGGGTTTCCTGTTGCTTGGCGACTTCCAGCAAAGCAGTGTCCTGCACATCGGCAATCACAAAGCGCAACTGGCGAATGGGCGTTGCCAACAGCGTTGCTACGCTGGGCTGATACCCGTTGGCCTGGCTTGTGATTGGTTGGATGAAACGCTGCTCTACCAACTGTAGCGCCCGGCGTGAGTCCTTGAACCCATCGCCGGACAGTACAGCGCCCACAGAAAGCCCCTGAAATGGCCGCACAACTTGATAGCTGATGTCATTCATTTCAAGTTACCTTTGCGTTATTACTTCGCTTGTGTTAATATGTGTCATCATCAATTGTAGTTCTTTCAAGAAAGGAAAAGCGTTATGGAATTAACCAAGGAATGCTCTCAGTGTGGGAAGACATTCCCAAAGCCATCCTCCTGTAGTCTAGCAAGCTGGACTACCCGCAAATTCTGCTCCATGCTGTGTAAGGCGGAAAGTCAGAAAGGAAGACCGGCATGGAACAAGGGAGTAAAATCTTCGCTCCCTAGTCAAGCTACCTTCATCCCTTGCCGCATTTGCGGAAAACCTACCAAAACTTCTGGAACATCTAAACATCAGTTGTATGGACGGATTCCATGCGACAAGCCGGAATGTATTGAAGCCTCTCGCAAGTTGAAAAATGACAGAATCAGCGCCACGGCTCTTAGAAAGTACGCCAGCGGTGAGAGAGTAGCTTCTACTGATGGATGGAAAAACGTTAGCAGAGTCAGCCAGGAAGAAGAACTTATTCTCCCCTGGATGACTGCTAATGGTTTCGTTCCGCAGTACAAGTTCCTGACTGGCGTTCATACTAACAAGCTCCCACGTATGTTCTCTCTTGACTTCGCATTGCCAGAGCGCAAGCTATACATCGAGATTGACGGTACTGTTCACAGACTTCGGAAAGAGCGAGATGCTAGACGTGACGCCATGATGACAGAACGTGGCTGGACTGGGTTGCGCATACCATCCAAAAACGTTATCGACAACATGGCTCATGTCAAGAAATCCATTCTTGCTTTTATCAGTGAACATTCTGGCTAGATGATGACACTACTTAACTGAAGCGGTATCATGAAACTGCGTCTATAAACATGTACCCTAAATCTGTGCCAACCAGCTTGTTGTCAAAGGCGATTTCACCCTCAATCCGGTCGGCCTTCAGTTCTGGGATGTAGAAGCTGTTCATGCCGATGTCCGCCCCGGCGATACCGCCCGCCACACCACGCCACGAGAAGACGTAGCCAGCGGAGGGGGTAAGCAGACCAGGATTGGGGGCCACATAGCACAGCAGGGCGTGCTTGCCGTGGGTGAGGGCCATAGCCGCTGTTTCGCCCTCGATGTTGGTGGCCTTGACCGCCTTCGCCACGTACACGTTATCCAGGTCGAACAGGTTGGCAAGCAACTGTTCGGTGGGGTTAGTGGCCGTACCGCCGTTGGTGTACTTGATCAGGTCGATGATCTCCGGGTGGCGCTTCAGATAGCGATAGGTCTCATAACCAAGCACCAGGGTGTTGGGCATGAATCCAGTGTTGGTAAGAATGGTAGACTTGCCAGTCTCGATGTCAGAGATGGGGTCAGACGTGGTGTAGGAATCCCACAGGGCGGACGGAGTGGTGCTGGTTCCCCACACGCCGGTCACAAAGTAGTCGGCCATCCACTGCACCTCACGGCGCAGCAGCAGACGCTGGGTGACGAACTCAACAGCGTCTCGTTCCAGGTTGATACCGGCATCCGCATTGTTACGGGCCTGATAGCCAATGTCCTTGTGCATGGCGAACAGGTCGCAAGAATAGGAGGCGGTACTCAGCCCGTAGCCGCTGCCCGCCGATTCCTGGCCGTCAGCCCGTTCTTGGGCCTCGTCACGGAACCAATCGTTCTTCGAGTACGTGAAAAATTTGTCAGTTTGCTTCATCACCGGCACGATGGGGAACACCTTGCTTGCAATGAAGTGAGTCTGATTCTGAATGTAGGCCGTGCTGATATTGGTCAGCGGAACATCAACTGCGTGTACGGCCTGAGAAGTAGGTTGTGCCATTATAATCTCCTCTGCACCTGGTTAGGCGCTGGTTTGGGCCATGACAGGCACGGCACAGTTGATGAGGGCGGTGACCATGCCCCCGGCAGCGGCAGTGCTGGTAATCGCCTGCCCCACGATATACTCCGTTGTGTCCGTGCCCCAGATCTTGCGGTCGGCCTGCCCATCGGAGGACGTGCCAAGATGCCAACCGGCGGTGATAGCCTCGTTGCTGGAAATCTTGGTGACACCGCTCCAGGCAACCGTGGCGGCTGCACCAGAGGCAGGGGCGTTCTGTAGCACGCCACAGGGCACATCAGTGGCAGCAGAACACACGTCCACAGTGCCGACACCGGAGAACTTGACGAAGTAGTACTGCTTGGCCGTCAAAGCGGCACTGGCAGTCAGACCAGGAATGGTTTGCATCGGTCCTTCGTATGCCATGAGTTATTCTCCCTTGCGGTAGGCGGTATAGAGGTCGGAATTGGCGTCCAGCACCTCGGCAAAGGCCTGGGCGTGGGACAGGGAAGGCTTCTCCACCTGCCGTGCGTCGGCCAGACGGTTCAGTTTCGCCAAGGCGTTCTCGTTCTTCCCGGTGGCATCACTGCCAATCTCACTGAACAGGGAACTTTCGGCCATCATCGCAGCCTGGGCCTTCTGGCTGGCGACATAAGCGGCGTACTCATCGCTGCCTTCTCCCAAAGCCCGCATGATGCGAACATGGGTCTCAACTTCTCCGAACCAACGGGGTCCATCGTGCCCATCGGCCCATTCTGTGAATCGCTTGGTCTGAGCCGATTCCTCCATCTTGGCAAGGCGGGAATTGGTAGTGTCCAGGGCCTCTTGATACTTCTGGGCCTTCTGTTCCACTTCCGTCCGCTGCTCTTCGCTGGTCGCCAGGGCTTCTTGCAGTTCAGTCAGCCGAAGCTGCACCTCCGCAAACGCCTTGGCATCCACAGCATCCACTACTACCTCTGCGGTTTTTTCTGCCATGTTGTTGTCCTCCCGGACTGATTGAACTGCTGCCGTCTCGATACCTTCAACTTCTATATCATCACCCCCCAGGGTAAGCGTTCCATCTTCGCTTGCCACCAAGGGGCGTAACGCCAAACTCTTGAAGAAGGGGCGGGTGGTCAAGGCCCCTCCAATTGCCACGTCCTGATGGGAAACGCCAGTGGCCGGGTCCTCCCAGGAGTCGTAGAACTCAGGTGAGACGTACTTGAACCGCTCCTTCGTCACCATGCTTGCGCCCCGGTCAGTCCACTCCACCTGGGCATCTACGCTGCTATCCTCGTTCTGGCGCAGGGACGCAATCCAGCCCAAGGCCCCGGACAACTTGGTTTGATGTTCGGCGTCCAGGGGCACACGGTCCTGATAGATGCGGTTGTTGAAGTTGGCGACAAAGCGGGCATTGCGTTCCGGGGTAAAGGAGAGGTCTCCGTACTTGGGATGCTTGAACGCACCAGGGGGCGGCAGATAGGGAATCCACTCAGCTGGTGAGGATATATTGGCCTCTAGGAAGAGTCGTAGTTCTGGCATATTTTTCTCCAAACAAAAGTCCCGACAAGCGGGGAACGGGTTGGTTCCTCTTCGCTTGCCGGGACGTGTCCTACAGTGCGGGCACTTATACAGTTATTCACATAATAACACAGAAAAAAACAGATTGCAACACTGAGTTTGCTAGTCCATGCGAATGATGCGTTTTTGCACGCCCATTGTCTCCCAAAGTGCGTACAATAGTGCGATCAGGTGGCGTTCCGTCCTCGTCAAGGACTCACGAGATAGCATGGAAGGCGTCTCCGATACAGGGGGAATCTGCGAATCGGAGACAGTGACTGTTTCCGATTCGGCCGCTTTTGACTCCGTGACCGTCACGCTATCATCCCCAGTGTTGTTCGCCATATCGCCTCATTTCGTCCGCTTCCCTTGTGTCTATTGCCTGCCTCAGCCTGGTTGCTTGTGCGCGCAATGTTTCAAGCAGTGATGCCAAGTCGCTGTCTGGGTAGGGCCGCTTCTCCACCTCGTAGAGAAAATCGTAGATGCGTGCATCCAGTAGCGAGTGCCGGTCACTATAAGCCATCGCGCCACCCGGCAATAACGCCAAGCATGTTTCGGCAGATGGTGTTTATGGGTTGCGCAGGTTGCATTAGCGAATACAACTCAATGAATTCATCATACAGGCTAATGAATCTACCAGACTTACCAGTTGTCGGATCATTGACATGCCACCTAATCCTAGCCGGACTCTCTAGCATCTCATAGGATGCTTGAACACCTGGGAACATATTAACTAACATATCGACAACTTCTTTCTCTGGCGACGTTGTGATTGTCATACTCATTCCCCTTCGGTAATCCAACCAATATAGCAGTATGTATAAAAGAAGGCCATTGTCTTCTCCATCTCCGTGATGGAAATGGCGTAACGCCTATCCTTCTTGCTTCGGTCATCCGGTTTCCCCGCCTTCATCTTTTCAATCAGGCTGTTCATATCAGACAGGATTTCAGCATCGGTTGCATTTTCTGGTTCGTCAATCATGTTATTCTCCTAGATAGATTACTCTCCACTCGTCGTCTGCTTCGCCCGCCCCGCCACCCCATCCTGCACGTTCTTGGAGGCGTCCGGCGGGGTGACGGGGGCATCGGTAGTCGGTTCCTCACTGATAGGCTGCAACTTGGGCGTTGTCATGCCGGGAGTTTTGTCCACGTTCACCAGGGGCAGGTTCGCCTGCTGGCGCAAGTAGCTCTCTAGTCCGCTGTCCAGGTTCAACTCAAATCCGGCGGAGGACAGTCTCACGATGTACTGGCCCAGCTCCTCAAGGTCAATCCGGCCTACGTCCCCATGCACCAGGGTGGGGGCCTTGGTGATGTCCATGTTGTTCACCTTCAGCAACTGGGGGATGGCGTAACGGTTGATGACATCTGCAATCGAATCCAGCCAACTGCGCAGGGCGGTCATAAACATATCGGACTTGGTGCGAGACAATGCGAATGAACCCTGCTTCTCGTGTCCAATCAGGATGAAGTCAGCCAGCACGCTCATGGCAATCAGGGCGCTGTAGCGGTTGATGATAGCGCCGGTGTCGAATTGGCGAGTGCCGCCACTGGACATGAGGGTAAGGTCGTAGATTTTGTTACCGTTCACATCGTAGGCCAGGGGATAGACGACGCCCTCCTGGTCGTCACGCCGGATATTCACCACGATGTCCTTGATGGCCGCCAACACTGCTTGCTCGTCCGCCCCGGCATCAGAGGCCAGAATGGTAGGCGGCACCCAAGCTACGGGCAACCCGGCCAGGTCTCGTTCCACGCCAATGCCCTCGATGTTCTCGATATTTCGCTTGAACCAAAACGGTCTATACGAACTGCGAAGTATGGAACGTCCTTCTGGGTTATTCTTGCGGGTGGAGGTGCGAAATAGGAGGGCTTTCTTGATGGGGATGGTGACTTTTGTGTAGGGCGCAATGTTTATTTGCTGCACCATGCCTTGAATCCCGCCCCTGTCGTCAAATTGCCACTCGGAGAGGGTGTCCTGGCTGCGGATACTCCACTTGCGCCAGCCAATCTTGCCATCGTTGTGCTTGGAATTGTACTTGGGGTCGTCGCTATCTCCACCCCGTATTTTGAAGACGGTCTCCATCAGTGACCAGCCATAGGGCAGCATGGTAAGAATCTCACTGAGGGTGTCGGACCAGGTGAAACTCATGTCATTGAGACACTCTTCCACGAATTCAGCGGAGGATTTCGCATCAGAATTGTCCATTTTAGCCGGTTTGACCTGCCAAGACACCTGACGCATGAGCATTTCAATGGCAAAGAGGACAGCCCCCACAATCGGGTCGTCTGTCATCTCTCGCACCACCTTGTACCAACGGTCGCCTTGAAGTTCCCGCAGATACTCTTCTGTGACAACCCCGCCCTGGCGTTGCAGGCCAGTGACGCCTAATTCTCTCATGTCAGGCATAAACCATCTCC